GAGGTGACACATACCCGCATAAGGTGGTAGTCCCGAACGCTAACCCTGGTTTGGGCCTGTGCTCTAAAGGGGTTGGACATGCCAGCACGAATCCCAACGACTGTTTAATAGGCACTAAAATCCCATGTGCATGTTTTCGCCTAGAGTTCGATCCAGTTTGCGGGGACGAAACCAAATGGGGTTGGGTCGAGGCCACTGTGCTGGAAGAAATTCCCCAAGCGTCGTTGGATACTCTATTCGGGTGGCAATACTCTGGGGTGTGTCATCCTATAAACCCGCTGCTGCTGGATGCTGGCGCTCCAACCAAAAGCGATATTGCCCTTCTAAAAGAGTGGGCCTCGGTGCGGGCCTCGGTGGGCTCCTCGGTGTGGGACTTGATGTGGGACTCGGTGTGGGACTCGGTGCGGGACTCGGTGTGGGCCTCGGTGGGGGACTCGGTGTGGGACTCGGTGTGGGACTCGGTGTGGGACTCGGTGGCGGACTCGGTGGGGAACTCGGTGGCGGACTCGGTGGGGAACTCGGTGAGGAGCCCGGTGGGGAGCTCGGTGTGGGACTCGGTGGGGAACTCGGTGTGGAACTCGGTGAGGAACTCGGTGTGGAACTCGGTGAGGGACTCGGTGAGGGACTTGGTGAAGGCCTATGTTGGCTCATTCTTCACACTGCCACAGTGGAAGGGTAGTAAACACAAGAAGGGGAAATATCCGTTTCAGGCAGCAGTTGACTTGTGGAACAGGAATCTCCTGCCAAGTTTTGATGGTGAGACGTGGAGGTTACACACAGGGCCAGACGCGAAGATAGTATGGGAGTGGAAAGCAAAACAATAAATGAGAAAGAGATATGATGGGGTGGGATAGACCGTTGGGGCCCCAGTTGAGGGAGTCCTGGACTTGGGGCAGATGGAGGTTGACTATAGACCTGTGGTGGACTCTCGTTGTGTGGGGGGCCCTGGCTGGTTTGGCTCTGGTTATGTGGGCGTGCGACTGGAGGATTACACTATGAAGCTGAGAGACCTGAAGGACATCCTGAATGAGTACCCGGATGATGTTGAGGTAGTTATTTGGTTGCCGAAGGAGAGCGTATTTGGGGCGAGTGCTGAGTTTACCATTGAGGCAGACCTTCCAGAAAATCTCCGGCTTGTACCAGTAGATTTGTAATTATGGCTTTTCATCCCCCCTCCTCATAGATGGTGTGGTGGGAGGGCGGCTTAATGCTCTCCCACTCATCATTTTGTGAAAGAAAAAAAAGTGATTGTAGAGAATTGTATGTAACACCAACAACATAAAGAAAACCCAGTCTGGCCTGGAACCCAGATATTGTGGTTGTAGTGTTACTGGTTGGTAACTCACCTTCTTAGTATTATACTGTTTACGTCTTGTTGTTTGAAAGGAGAAGGTATGAGGTATGACTAAGGCCGAGGTAATTGTTGCCACCAAGTTTCTGGACAGAAAAGAAGCTTGTGTAGTGGCAAAAGGTAAGGCCCGGTTCATCACCGATGGTATTCTTTTGATTTCTTCAGGGAATACTATTGCAAGATGGGTTGTAGATGGCTTGGATTTTCCAGATTACTCCAACGCCGAGCTTAGCAGGGCGGATAGAGAACGGAGAACGCTGGTATATGATATGGCCAGAGCCAGAGGGCTTACCGTGACAATCAGAGAATAAAGGTGAGTTAGGTATAGGTAGAAAGTAGATTAGAAATATAATGTAACATAACTTAATTTAACAAAGGAGAAATCCACATGCCTATGAATGGGACAATTACAATCGTAAGTAACAAAGGTACTGGCAGCGTCAGGAAGGCTAATGTCGCCCGGGATATGACTCTGTCTGAAATTCTTCACGCCGAGCTTGGGGCTGAGATTGACCCCGCGGAGCATCGTATCATGCTTAATGGCGCGATGATTAGTGAACCCAAGAAAACCACCATCAAAGACGGAGATTTGGTGGTTATCGTTCCTGTCAAGGTGAAGGGAAACTAACAACCGCCAGTCCAGATAGGGCAGCGAAGATAGGAGTGGGGTGGGTAAATGGCTCACCCCACAACCTATCCTCTTAGGAGACAAGAAGAGATGGCAACACAAAAACAAAAAACTCAGAACGGCTGGACAAAGAAAAGTAAAGAGACTAAAAAAACCAAGAAGCCCGGAGTGGCTACAACCCCAGAGACCGGAGCAGCCTTGTGGCATAACCACGTAGAGGATATGCTGCACCCCTCACCAAAGGCGCTCCTGAAGGCTATGGATGCCCTGGAAATAGAAGTCAAGACACTTCAGGATTCTCTTGTTTCTGCAGGGGAAGAAATCAATATAAGCCTATATCATGAGCGCATTCGGAGAGGTATAAAGACACATCTGGATACCCTAGAGAAGAGAGCTGGTGAGTTGATGACAGCAGAATCCTTGACTAAGAATGAGGAAATTTTGCCTTCCAGCATTGAGTGCAAAGAGAATTTTCTATCCTCTCTCTACCCCGGATGGTCTATTAGAAAGGGTCGGGATAAGAAACTGTTGTTTAATTTTCCGGTGGCTCCATTCAATTTGGATGATAGAGGATTGAGTGTAGAGTTTCGTGGGCTATGGATACTTATTTCTATGAAGATGTGTTTACTAGCACCAACGCTGGGATTTTTTCTTACATTTGATATAGTTGGGTCTGGTAATTTACCTTCTACTGCTCTCCTTGAGGGCCAGGAGCCTGACGGAATAGTTGGCGACCGGATGCAGTATCAGTTTCTTAGGAGACAATATCATCCTCATATCCTTGATGGGGGTTTTTGTTTGGGGGAGGGCTACACAGCGGTCGAAAGAGCCAGGCAACACGGAGATGTTATTAGCCTATACTCTGTGTTGGTGAGCCTACTTCATACACTCCACCGTGGAGGGGAATACCGACAACTGTTTCACTACACAGACGAGGAAGGAGGACATTGTTCTGTGTGTGGTGTATGGCTCTCTAAATCCGGCTCTCCAGAGTTTTCTTTGTGTAGTACTTGTCAGGGAGTTGTGTGTAAAAAGCATAGCCTTCAGCCCTCAGAAGAAATCCAGAAGATGATTAAGGAAATGAGCCCAGATAAGGTGAATTCTGAAATACGACAGAGACGGGTGAAGGAGGCTATGAAACTTTCCGAAAAAAGAAATACAGTATGCTCTAAACTGAGATGTGGCCGGAAAATCACTCTACGGATGAATAGTAGTATTTTTGCTTCGGAGGGTACGGTTCGGGGACTCATTACTGCTCCTGTATGTAAGACTTGTGTTACGTTGAATAGGGTTTTACACCAATCATCACCACTCCTATCTCCCCCTTCTTCAGGTGGTGAAGCCCACTCTCAGGGTAGAACCTGCAGCTGGTGTGGTGAGCCAGTTTGTGACGAACACACTGTGAGGTGTATGCACACTCACAGCTCTGGGGGAGAAAGTGACGCCGTATCAAGCTACTTCTGTGGACGGTGTATATTGAAATGTCATGCTTGTGGAGCCAATGCGTGCCTAAGCCACTTTGTCCCCGATAAGGGGTTGTGCCGGGGGTGTATAGAGCGTGGATATAGCCCTGCCCCAGCAGGGGAAGTTGAGGATGCCCTGAAGCGTGCTGTTGAAATAGAGAAAAGAAAGGAGAAAAAGTAGAAATGACAACTAAAACTGTAGAATTAAGTAGTCCTATTCCTAGCCTGGTGTTCTCAGAGTATGCCTGGGAGAAAATCAGGTGGTTTATGGAGCAGGCTGGTAAGAATGAAATCAGTGGGTTCGGGGTTACTGAGCCTGAGAACGCTCTACGTATAGTGGACTTCCGAACCACCCACCAAGAGGTAGGTGGTACAGAGACCAAGATGGATGATGAGAAACTGGCTCTTTATGTTGGGTCGATGGCTGAAAAGGGAATAGAGCCAGCCAGATGTATGAGGGTGTGGATTCACTCCCACCCATTTTCGTCAAGTGGTATAGGCCCCAGTGTAACGGATGAGAATACATTTCAAAAGAAAATAGGAGAGGGGGACTGGGGGGTAATGGTTATATTCGGCAAGAGTATGGAAACAAGTATCGCTCGTCTGAGAAGCCAGATTATCCTCCCCGGATGTTCTGTTATAGATATAGAAATCAATGTATCCCATGAGGTAGGGACGATGGTTCGTACTGCCAACCAAGAGAGCTGGGCACTTGAGTACAAGGAGAATATCCAGGAGGAGGTGGTAACTGTAAGCCAGATAACCAGAGATTCTTGGAACAACCGATATGACTGGAACAGGGACAAGGGAGAGGGCGAGACTAACAGATTCCTCCAGGAGGTCAATAATTCTGATATTTGCTCACTAGTGTTGGCGCTTTACAATAACGGCAAATTGCCCATCGAAAAATTCCAGGCAGAGTGGGAGGCACAACCGGGTACGTGGATACCGCTTGAGGCATTTACCATAGCTCGCCTTGAGGGATACAGCTTGGAACAGATTGAGACATGGGACACGGCTGTTTTTAACCAAGCACCCCATAAACCAACGAAACTCTACCTTACCCATTGTCGGCTTGAGGGTAAAGGGAGGCTGTCTAAAATTCTCCACGAAGATACCATAGGAAATCTTGGGGGCAATAGGGAGAGCGAGCATAAGCCGTATTTTAACCGTTGGAGAAAGAAGAACAGAAAGCAGGCCAGAAACATAGCAGGTATTGTAGAATTTTTGTAGTAGTGATGGTTGCAGTGGATATTAGAATCCAAACCCGTGGTAAGGTTGAGTACTTGTGTAACAAGGCTAACATATTACCTGTTCACGAGAAGATGCTTTTTCACTTGTACTACAGGGATGGATACTCTACTATCGAGATTTCGCAGTTGTTGATGATACACCCGGCAAATGTAGGTAGAAGACTTAGCCGCATACTAAAGAAACTCAAGGAAAATGATTGAGAGTATGATAAAATAGAGGATTAACCTGCCCGGCGGCGGCGTGGCAACGTAGTTGCAGGATAGGGACGAACAGAAAGCCGACTGTGCGTGTTGTTGAATGAGTCTCTGAACAGCAGATATGTTGAAAAGAGCACTCAATCGTGGCGGCTACCGAGAGGTGAGCCGAAACAAACTATCCTGCCCGCCGGGCTGATATTAGAAGAAGGAAAAGTAATGAACAAACCCATTATAGCCAAAGAACCTCCCCATATAAAATTAAGTGTTGCCACTGTTCGACGTATGAAAAAGGGTGAGTTGATACTTTGGGATATTGAACACGTACTGGGTGCAATGTGTAATCTCATCGAGGAGTTAGAAAATGAAAATAAGCGTCTTCGAGAGGCACAAAAGAACTAAATTCTAATCAGTCCGGCGGCGGCGTGGCAGTGCTGGGTAAGGTGAAAGTTTTATAGATATGACTATGCGTTCTGCCACCTACGTCATATCTTGTAAAAGGGTGCAGGGTGGGGAATCCTGCCCGCCGGATTGATATTTGAAAGGAGAATAAACAATGAGTACGAGTACTAAAATTACAACGAGTAGTGAGGACAAGCCCCTGCAGAGTACACTAGGTGTTGATTTGAGTGAGGCTGACTTGAGGTTCAGGACAACACTGCCGCTGGACAAGTTCAGGGAGCTGGACATTGGAATTGCAGGGCTTGGAGCTACGGGCAGACAGGTGGCCATTTTGCTGAATGCTATAGGCACAGACAGAGTGGTAGGAGCAGACCCGGACAGGATTGAGGCCAAGAATATAGGGACACAGGGGTGGTCTCCCAGTGATGTGGGTAAAGATAAGTTTGAGGTTATCTACAGAGATTTCCCCAAGATTTGTGGTATGTCTGCAACTTTCCAGAGACTTCTTAATCCGTGGAGAACAGGCTTAACCAGGGAGAGGTGGGCCAAGAAGGTTGTGTTCTGCTGCGTGGACACAATGAGAGCCAGGCAGGAGATATGGGTGGATATTCTGAAAACCAGGCATCTGCAGGGGCTCTGGATTGATTCGAGAGTGGCCAGCGGAGCGATTAGGATAGTTACTATTCAGATGAATAGGCGGGAGGATGTAGGATACTACCTGGAGAGCTTTTATAGTGATGAGCAGGCTTTTCAGGGGGCATGTACGGACAGGCTGACTATGTATGGGGCATATATTGCGGCGGGACTGATGGTCAGTCAGTTGGTGAATTGGTTGAATGGGTATCCTGTAGTTAGAGATTTTATGGTTGAGACACTGAGTATGGGTACTGTTAGGTTTGGAGAATAGAGGCGACTAAAATGAGCGAAACAACACATACGCCAACGCCTTGGCGGCGTGCACCATCTTGGCTTGAAAGGGGTTGGGTTATTAAATCAGGCGATATAATTATTGCGGTTCTGAACCGTAGAGACAAGCCCGAATGGAACGAAGCCAATGCCACTTTCATTGTCCGTGCCTGCAACAGCCACGCCAAGCTGCTGGCGGCGTGCAGAGACCTCTTATCTGAACCGCTTGAGGTGTCGGACAAAGGCAAGCTCGGCGGCCAGTTTTATGCTTATAGGACAACATTGGAACGCCGCAAAAAAGCCGAGGCCACTATCCGCGAGGCGGAGAAGGAAGGTGAATGATGTTACAGCCGGGCGTATGTCCGATCTGCGGTAGTGAAAATGTAAGCTATGGTGATTCAGAAATTCAGGACAGTGGCCTGCGCTATGAGTTTCACTGCGACAACTGCAGCTTAGATGCTTGGGAGTGGTACGAATTAGAATACACCGGAATTTTTGACGCTAATGGAAATGAGCTTTAGGCCCGGCAAGGCAGCCCCACCCGGTGAAACAGCCGTAGCCGCAAAGGCAGGCGGGGACGTTTCCCGGCATCGGGAAAATGGTATGACTAACCGACTCGGTTGAGCACTCCTGCTTTGAAGCACGAAAAGGATAAGACACAATGAACGTCAATGAAGAACAACGGCTGGACAAGAAATGCGAAGACTGTATCGAAAGAGTATCCGAGCCCCAGTGTCCAGGACAGAAAGATGCCTCGGACTGTGAGGATTGGGCAACCGACCAGAGTATCGCCGAGACCCTAGCGAAAAGTAATGAAGGGCAACGGGTAGATAGGATTGAAGTGGGAAAGACATACCTGGTTAGGGTAAGGCCCGGTAGAGAACCGTATGCTTCTCCCCAGATGGATGGGAAGATAGTAGAGATAACAAGGATACCCGGCTTAGGGGTTTTTAACACCGGACATGATACGTCTTTTGGGTCGTCTTATCAGATGTGTAATTATGATTTCTACCCTGTGTGGGGAGAATCTGACTTTAACAGTAACAAATACTACTACCCTGGTTTGAAAGGAGAAACAGTTATGAGGAAGTACGAGTACATTATCTGGAGTAGGGATGAGAAGGCCTGTAACACTGAGATTCTGGCCGAGGGGTTTGTGTTAGCCAAGACTGTTGGTGACGCCAAGTGTCTCATCTGCATACAGGAAGCAGTAAAAGTAACGGCTATGGGCCTGGAGAGATTGAGCATCCAGATTAGGTGCTTCAGCTCCACGGAGTGTCTGCCAGGTATCTAACAGCCATCAGTACAAGTACAAACGAATCTCATCTTTATTCTCCTCAAGAGGCCGGACGCTATGCCTGTATGGGTAGCGTCCGGTCATTCTTATAGGAGATAGAAAGGAGCAGAAGGAAGTATGATAAAGAAGTGTAAATGTCCCCATAAGGAGCAGGATAAACTGCATGGAGAAGGGAAAAGGGTACATAACATTTGTGATAGCCCAAGCGGACGCCAGACTGCCTGCAGGTGTACTGTGTGTGAGTCTGCGAAGGAAAAGGGGCAGAAAGGAGAATAGGCATGAAGGCTGAGACGCTGTGCAAGAAGCTGGAGAGCCTGAAGGCTGTTACCAGTAAGCCGGGAGAGGCGATGGTATATGTCCTTGTGAACGGGCTGCGGGGTAAGGTAGTTGGAAGTAGTCTGTGTTGTGGGAGTAAAAAGAATCCACAGCCATACCTGCTGCTAAAGTGCGATTGTTCTATGGTAAGCAGATTGCTTGAGAAGAGAGGAGGATAAGAGAAGGAGGGTGCGAGCGGTAGTTCCTGATTTCTGGGGAGGAATAGGCCGGGTTGGAGGGCTTGGTGGGCTTTTTGGATGCAGTTTGTTGGGATAAAAAAACCTGAAAAAATACTTGACAGGTTTTCGGGCGTTTTGGTATAATTCGCGGCGTCGGTGAAAACGCCGTGTTTTCGCCCCATAGAGCCAACACAGTATGGTAAAGGGTATTAAGATGAGAATAAAGCTTATTGTGAGTCCGGTAGTGGATGGTGAGAAGAAATTGGTGGATGATAGAGGACTTCATCCTGCAAGAAAAGGGGAACAGTTTATCCGTCTGAAGTGTCTGTCTGGAGAGCAGAGACGGAATACTCCCCAGAGACAGGCAAAGAGAGCTCTGGCCAATCCTTGCAGTGATTGTAACAACTGTAATGGTTGTATCAACTCCGACACCTGTATCGTCTCGGTTGAAGACAAGTATGGCGGGAGCAAGAGACCGCCCAGGTTTGCGTGGAATACTGCAACTATGGTGCACGCTGACCTGGAGAGGAGGAGTAGGAAGGAGGTTGGAGAATGACCAGGGCCAAGAACAATGGAGTTACACGCACCACAGATGCCTGTGTATATGAGACAGGGAAGATGCGGGCTATTGTGGTAACTGTCAAGCCCAAGACTATTGTGTTTAGGGCTAAGGGTATGGGTAACAGGTATGAGTTGGGTATTGAGCGGCTGTTTATGCTGGCTGTGATGTCCAGCGTGGACACCAAGAAAGGACGGTGATTGAGATGGTAATTGGGATGGCAACAAGTAGTGTGATAATAATTGTACTGTTCATACTGTATTTACAATGGGAAAGCAGGTGGTGAGATGAAGACCGGTAAGAATATCAAGTTTCCACACCAGAGCGTGGAACAACAGAAGAAGAGTAAGCAGATAATCGACAGGGCTACTGCTCTGGCTAAGTGCCTGACGGAGGCTTTTAGTATTACGGATGCCCAACTGATACTGAGCTATGCTAATCTGCTGCTTAGGAGGAAGCTGCTGAAAGAAGGGGGACTAAACGAAGAAAGCTATGAGGATTCAAAGGACGATGGAATACCAGTACCGTGAAGACCGAGTGGTAATTCCTGATTTCTAGCTGTGGCAGCCAGGTTGGATACTGCGTGGTAGAATCAGGCTTTTTGGGCCTGTATTGTGGGCATATAAGAAAATCTGAAAATAAGTATTGACAGAAAAGATAGCGTTGTGGTACAATCCAGACGTTCTTTGACAAGTGAAGATCGCACACGGGCCAAAATTAGAAAAAGGAGAATAATTATGGCAAACGTTGCAAGAACAGCAAAACCGGAGCAGGAGCAAACCCTGCAAATAGATGACTTAACCATGACGGTCGTGAGAAATCACTTCACCCTTGACGGCGACCTGAATCCACAATTCCCGCTCACTAAGACAGGGAAAAGCAGATCGGCGTTCAGCACAGGGGGAAATAAAGATACAGGCGTGATTGTCAAAAATCCGATAACGGGGAAGCCAATGGAATTGCGTATTGGCTTGAACCTGTTCGCGGACGTACAGGGCGATGAAGCTGATGGCGCGGCGAACAACAGACGAGAGCTTGTCGATGCAGCTAAAGAAGCCGAAAAGAATCTGGCGGCGTCAAAAAACGCATAAACCCCGGCTTTGATCCGGGGACGGTAAAGAGTAGTATGTATCAAATGATATAGCTTAAAACCAGACCTGTGTGCGATTTTCAGCCCCACTAAGCAATGTGTTTAGTGGGGTTTTTTTTTGTGCCCTGGATTTCCGCAGCGAAAATGGCGATTGCCTGCTAAAAGCCACAGGGCTTGATTTAAGCCGTTTTCGGCAAATTCCGGGGGGTTGGACGGCCGACAAGGCGATCGGGCAACCTGCAAAGCGTGGTGGGCCTAAATCGGCAAACGGCGGAGGGTATTGACGCGGCGTGTAAACCACTTAGCTTGGGGTAAATCTACGAAGACTTTCGTAGGTTTGCTACTACACCATATAGAAGGTGAGCTATCTCTCTCTCTCTCAATCTCTCTCTCAACCTATTGCGTGCGTGCGTATGTATGTATATCTCGCAGCCTGTCTCTCGACCCCACCTGCAACCTGCATATATTCAGGACATATAACTTCCACTTTGCAGATTGGTGCAAACGCTAATTGCAACATTTCCGGTTTACTTTCTCCGGTTTGTCGATTATCGCAAAACGACCAGGGGACATTCGGAATTTTTCGCCCAACCTGAAAATTTTTTTCCTGGGGTCGCACCCCCACCCCACCGACCCCCTGATCTGTGAGCGAAAGATTGTGGCGAAGACCTCACTTTTATCTCATCCCTGCGTATCAGGGTCGGTAAATTCCCGATTCCAGAACCCTCCCCCCGCCCTTGACCCCTTCCAAATTTGTGGTAAAATAGGCCTAGTCAAAACCTTGCCGAAAATGAACAAATCCTGGTTTTCGACGTATAAATACGTGGCCGCTAATTAAACAAAAAGAAACGAAACGAAAGGAAAAGAAAGGAAAGGATGGATAGATGCCTTATGCCTGACTTCAACATAGACCAGTTCGATACCGCCCCGGATGACCCACCCGAAGACGACGATGAAAACAGCCTTGGTGATGAGAATGCAGGTAGTGACGATAGCTCCCCTGCCCTCCCACCACCACCGCAGGATGCCATACCTCTTGGTTTTATCCAGGTTGCTGTATTCCAAGGCTCTGAAGACCCAACCCAGCACGCCTGTACACTTTTCACGGATGACCTTATGAAGCTCTCCATTCAGCCCTGGATTGAGGCTGCTGGAGCCATCGCCCACAGAGCTGCCACCCTGTCCACCCATGGCTATGAGCGGACCCTGGAGCTCATCACCGCCAAAGCCCTTGAATACGCCTCCCAATCCAGACCTCATCCCCCCCTGTAAACCCATGCCCCTGCAGATACCCTGGTTGCCGACTACAAAATAACCAGTTGGTAGTCAAGAGCCACTTTCAAAACCAGCTCCTGCAGGGGCTTTTCCTCTTTTTGACCAACAGTATTTTACCGACAATCCAGATGTTTTCGACCCCCCTCCCTCCCCTTAAAAACAGGTCCAATAATCTCTTCCAAAATGCCAGTTGCACAACCCTTATTTTTTGCCAAAAAAACAGGGTAGTTGTCAGTAATTTCCAAAAAATAACCCCCTACAGGGGTATAGGTGATGTAAATAGATATTTATCTTACTTTACCCCTCTCCCGGAAAGGGGTCGATTTTCGTATATTACGTGCACCCCCTCTTTGCCACCGAAAAAATTTTTCTAAATTCCTCAGATTCCTACGAACATTCTACACGCGCCCGCGTATAAAATAAGGACAAACGAATTTTTTGGTTTTTTGCCTTCAGAACAGAAAGGTACATAGTATGAGTCGCCCCACAGAAAGCATAACAACAACCAAGCTGGGGGTGTTGGCCTACCTGGGTAGGATGTGTGACATTACAGGTTTTTTATCCCCCACAGAGCTGGAGAATGTGAAACAGACTCTCCATCTTGTCCTGGAAAATAACCTGCCAGATGTTAGGACCTGCCGCAAGTGTGGCCAGGCATATCCAGCCACCCTCCAGTATTTTGACCACGATGAGCGCAACAAGGATGGTCTGGTATGCATCTGCAAGACCTGCCGTAAGAGATATAGAAAGCGTCGTCTTGTTAATAATAATATCGCCCACATGTACCACCCTGACGATATAGAAACCATAAACCGTCTCCGTGCATCCGAAGGCATGGGGCCTCTCCCCGCAGGAATCCAATCCCATGGTGGTTGATAATCCAATCCAGAGCGTGCCCCAGAAGCCACTGACTCGCAAGGTCCTCAAGAGACTGGCTGGCATTATCAGCCCGGCAGACGTGGTCGATGCTATGGAGGAACAGGACTGGAGCTTTGAAAAAGCTATCCAGACCTTGGTTGAGATTGCCAATAAATCCATGTCCGACGCTTGCCGTATCACCGCAGTCAGGACCCTCAACCAGCTGTTGGTTGACGCCATGACACGTTCCGGCCTCATTGCAATGGCTACCCGAACAATCACAGGTCCTGCAGGCTCCTCTTTGCGACTATCCGGCAATGTAGTCCAAAGTATCCTGGAGGGCCAACAGGACCATACGACCATAGATGACCTCACTAACCCAAAAAATAACAACGTGGATGAAAGCAGCAATAACTATGTCCCCCAAGAAAACCCCGAAAGTACAGGAAACGGAAACGCAGGAAACGGAAACACAGGTATCCCCCACCAGCCCGGAGCAGATGGCCAACCTCAAGAGTCTGGCATCGGCCCTGGACCAGACCGAGTACATGTCAGACGTGGAGAAGGAAATACAGGAGTCGCTGAACCTGGACTTGGACCCTCGAACAGCAGAGTCCCTGCAGAAACTACAGTCCCTGGCGGACTCTACACCACTCCCACTTCCATCACTTTCCCTACATACTCCACCAGCCCTAGCCCCGAAGCCGTCGCCGGTGGAGAAGGTGGACCACCGGACGACACGCAAGCTGACGACTCAGCAGAAGGAGAAGATGCGTCTGGGCAAGCTGAAAGCCAAAGCCAGCAAGGAGGAGGGGAGGAAGAACCTGGAGGAATCGGCCCCGGAGCAGGTCTCCACATCACCAAGCCCCCCTCCACTAAAGCTGCCAGGGACCATCTTAGAGGAATTGCCAGAGAGCATGACCGGAGTGGAAGGGCCCCCTCCGCCGCTGACTTTATTGGAGCCGGAGGTCCCTGAACAACCCTCTACCGGTCCAATAGATAAGCAGCTTGAGGCCTTCAAGGAGTACCTAAATACAGAGTATGGCCCTCACGGTGTGGAAATGCAGCTCCGAGCCGCCTTCAGTGGTCAGTTTGCTCCTCTGCCCCCTCCTCACCGCTGGCAAATCTCCAACCACCTGGACATTAGCCGACTGGTGTGGGAGCAGCTACAGGCCGACGCTTTCATCGACGATATATGGCCCTCTATCAAGCTCCTCCTGGGAAACGATATTCTGAACCGCGAGTGGGCAGCCCGTGTAGCCACGATCCTGTCCCTCTTTAACCTCATCAAAATTCTTCCAGTCGTAGTGGAAGGTCTCCGTGACGCCGAAGCCGAACAGGAGCGGTGGCGGAGACTACAGCAGCAGCAACAACAACAACAGCAGCAGGAGGAAGAGGAAGGAGAACAGAATGGCAACAGTAAGTTTAGGACTCCAGCGGCTCATAAACGGCAACTGGCAGATAGTGGATGAGAGCGATGATAGCGCCCCGCTGATTACATTTTCTAATGAGTGTAATGACCCAGAAGTAGTAAAACAGTGCTTTATCACTGCTCTTAATTACTTTACTTATCCTATATTGGATAAGATTCTTATACCAACAGTAACAATGAATCGGCCTGGTTGAATTTTGTGGCTCACTTTCGGCGATATATGAGCTACAAACAGATTTGTGGATAACTGATGATCCACAAAAAGCAAAGGTACAAGGCCGAGCAAGCACAGAAAGAATAATAAATGAGTGACACCAACAAATCTCAGGCACGAGAAGAGCTAAAGGACTATTTCAAGTTCGCTAAGGAGCTAAAGCTGGAGGAACAGTATTTGAAGGAGCTTGAGGAGCTTGAGAAACTCAGGAAGTCCGTGCAAAGTTACCGCATACAATGTGTAGCCGCCATGCGGGCCGGGACACTGGGCCTCTGCAAGAGTGTCATTAAACACGCGATGGAAGACGACCAGAAAATCTGGAGATGATCCATAAGCTGGAAGGTGAAGAATGGATAAAATGGAAAAAATGAAAATAGAGCTTATACTTGCTCAGAATATGAACTTCCTTATGAGAGAGGAACTTATGCGGGCAAACACCAAAATTGTAAGGCTGCGGGAAGAATTGAAAGAAATCAAGGAAAAAATAAAAGAGGCAAGTAGCAAAGAAAAGGAAAAGGCTACAAACTCCTGTTATTTTCCTTTTCCAACGGCTACAGAGATTATGATTAGTATTGACCGGGTAATAAAAGGAGACTAACCCGTAGCTATACCAAATCCCTATTACCCTCTGCCACCTGATTACGCTACCTTGAACCCGGAAGCACAGAAACAGGCAAGGCTGGCAGTGTTGTGTGACCACTCTTCTCCACGGCGGCTCGTGGAAGCTTGGAGTTTGTTCAGAAACCTGTACCTCCGACCACGGGGTGACGCCTTCTATGAGGGCGGCTTCTATCCCTCTCCTCCCTTCCACCACCAGATGATATATGACCTTGGAGACTGGGCCCGAAACGCCCAAGCAGCTCCACGCGGGTTTGGTAAATCTGTAGTCATTGGCTGTGAAATACCACTGCTCCTGTCTCTCACCAGACCCTACTACAGTATCACTCTTGCTATGGCCACGGACCGCCTCATCCAAAATCGGTTCGACAAGTTGATGCGTGAATATACGGAGAATTCCCAAATCCTTGCAGATTTCGGCGAGATGAAACCCAGGCGGGGAGCCGCCATTTGGAACCACAATTATCTGCAACTCAACAACGGCGCCGCTGTTCAGGGTTTCAGCATCATGGGCCGCAAGCGTGGTGCTCGCCCCCAGCTCTTTATTATGGACGATCCTGAGTTTGACGCCGACCTATCTGCAGGGGCCTCGGACTCTCAGTATCTAATCACCGAGAAATATGAGTACATCCTGTTCCGCCAGATAATCCCGATGCTCACCCAAGGCTCGTCGATGTTCTGGATTGGAACGATGATTAACCGCCGTTGCCTTTTGTACCGTGCCTGTGAGGGGGAAGACCCGCGTTTCAAAAACTGGATGCGTCGTGTTTATGCGGCCTTGGGCCCGGACCCCAGAAACCCGGGTAAAACTGTAATTCTCTGGCCTGGTATGTGGACCCAGGAGTTTCTTGACGCACGCAAGGAAGAAATAGGCTCCTCATCCTTCTCGTCGGAGTACCTCAACAAGCCCTTGACCGACGAAACCCGTCTCCTCCAGGTAAACCCCGACCTTAACGAATACAACATAGCTGAATTCCGCTCTATCCCTCCTCACGAGATGGACCACCTGATAACAAGCAAGGCTGAGGTAACCTGGAAGGAACGTGTATTTACCAAGGAGAAGGAATCCTACGAGCTGGTGGACAAGAAGGGGGCAATATCAGCAGTCTTCGGTCCGATGTATAAAGTCGCCCTTGTAGATACGGCCTCCGGTTTGGCAGGCAGGAACGATTACCGTGCTATTGGTATCTGCGGCTACGACCACAACAACTGCCTATGGGTGCTGGACCTCTGGCTGGGAAAAGTCAGGGACCACGTTTTCTACTCGAAAATCTACGAGATGGCTGTCAAGTGGATGGTCCGCACCATCGGCATAGAAGCTTGCGGGACACAAGGCAACCTGGTCGATTCTATGGAAGAGTATGTCAACAACATCAAGGAAAAGGCCCTTGCCGCCGGTCGTGAGCTTGGGGGGGCCTGGCTGCCGAGAGTAGTTCCGATACGCTACCCCCAACGCCAGTCCAAGGGGGAGCGTATAGCCGGTCTCGAATGGAGGTTCCAGTCGGGCCGGATCAAGTACCCGGCCCACCGTGCCCAGGAATGGCCTTTCTCAGCTCTCTACGAGCAGACCGAGAACTTCACCAAGGACCTGGCCTTACTGACTCACGACGACGCCATCGACACCATCGCCATGTCCAACTACCTGATTCACACCAAGGGCCGTGCCCAGACCGCCGCTCCGGTCAGGCGGACCCTGGTAGATCAAATCAGACGCGACGAGCCCCTGGTGCCCGGACTACCCCTGCTTAGCGGCATATCAGCCTCACAGCTTACGGGCGAAGAGCTTGCCGCCATCATCCAGACCGCCATTGATAACTCCCTCCTAAGAGAGTTTGAAAATACCAGGCCCCCTGCAAATGTCGTCGGGTAGCCTATTGCAAAAACCAAAAGATATGTTAAAATACAAAGGAGATTGAAATGAATGAACTAACGACAACAATAGCTCTTGGGGCCTTGTCCATAGTTTGCTTCGTGATGGTCTTGAAACTATTCCGTGTGCTTAGCAATTATGACAACCAGCTGCAACGCGCCACCAAGGAATATGGAAACCTGGTCCGTGACTTCGCCGCCTACGCAGCCACTGAGAAAGAGAATTATCCGGGGGCCCGTATGATGGTGAACGCTGCCAACAGGGAGAGGATACTGGCAGACATAGAAAAAGGGACAGATTCCCTGAAAGAACACCCGGAGCCGGAATCCGAACCGAATGGTTATACTTTAGTTCAACGAGGGTAGTAGCCCATGAATGACCTGATTATCCCAACGGACACAGCACAGGCCGAAGACACGATACGATTCTTGCTTGGAGAGGGCAAGCGTAAGCAGAACCCCTCATCCATCCGCTGGTGGATTTCCAGGTGGTACATGCGGGGCGTCCGAAACTTCAAGAACGTCAATTACCGAGAGGGCTCTATCCAGATTTCCTACATGAATGAGAGGGGCGTGCTGGAATTCATGTATGAGGAGATTGTCGCCAAGTACCAATCCCAGCTCGGTCGCTTGATGGGCCTGAATCTCTACCCGGCTGTAACTAAGGAAGGCATCAGCCTGGACGGTATGCGTAAGGCCAGTGTAGCTCAGGTCGTGCTACAGTCCGTCTTCCCCCGACCCAAAGTCACCAACCTGCAGCTGGAATTCTTCAAAGTCCTGCTGTTGTACGGCACCGCTGCTCTTATTCCGTGGGCCATAGACGAAGACCGAATTGGTATAGACGTAGTTCCCCCCTGGGAAATTATACCACTGCCTATAGATGTGGACAGCACTCACAAAGCTATGGGAATCCTCCGCCGAAAACTAGTGCCCCTGCAGTGGTTGATGGGTTTACCAAACACCCCCGACTCACGCTCCCAGGTTTGGAGCAAGATGGAAACCACCGAGGTTCCTGTAGGAATGATACCTGCAGGGGCTGATGACGATTCTAGGGGAGGAGTCATAACTGGTATAGGTAGTTCCGCCATTACCACAGACTTGGATAATACTCCTCCGAACTCCGGGAAGAATCGCAGGCTGGGCAGCAAGAAGGGCGACCAGCGTAGGATTAAGGCGGTGGAGGTGGCCGAGATATGGACCAGGACCAAGGACAGTTATCTTGAGGAGCATATACTGAGTGCCGGTGGGAAGATAGTGACCAGAGACAACTATAAGCTGGACAGACGACCGTTTCCCATACAGGTGGTTTCAGATATAGATATTGGAAGTTTCTGGGGACGCTCCTACGTGGATACCTTGATTCCGATGAACTGCGAGATGGAGGCTGCCATAGCCAGACAGTTCCAGAACGCTAAGGAGTGGGACCTCTACGGTATTTTCTACGAGCCTACCACCTCCGGTGTCCCGGCCAGTATTATTCGTGGGCGTGATGGGCTGAAGCGTGCGAGATATGAGCCTGACCCCGTCACACCGGAGGCCAAGCCCTACAATATAAACCCAAAGACATCCGGTACGCTCCCTGTACAGCTCATCCAAATGGGTGCAGCTATTCAAGACCGGATTGCCAACCAGCCCAAGGAGCTTATGGGTGGGGATGCTCCAGGCCGTGTAGATTCGTCTGCCGGTCTGGGCTTCTTGTTCGAGACCTCCAGCGTTCCGTTGACTCCGACCGCCAAGGCTTGTGCCCAGGCGTTCAGCGAGTGCTACCGGGTGGTGCTGGATATTGCCAAGAGGATGTGGGGAGATTCCAAGGTTATAGATATTACCAACCTGGACGATACACTTTCCGGTATCCAGCTTGAGTCGGGCACCGGCAAGATGACTCTTACACAGAACTCCATACCCCATCCCGATGAGGTTGTGGTTAGTGTAGAGTCTGCTATCCCCCGTTCCAAGGAACAGCGTAAGATGGAGATAACCTCTGCTCTGGAGAAGGGGATTATTACTCTTACAGAATACAATATCCTGGTGAGGAAGGAAGCTCTTGAACTTCCGGTTGGCAATGAGGTGGAGTGGCAGAACTACCGAAGAGCGATGCTGGAAAATCTGGTACTTTTTAACGACGGGCAGACTCCGGGCAAAATCATATTTTCAGACAGGGACCAGCATAAAGTTCACATGATGGTGCTTGACGCATTTATGGCCCGTCCAGAGTTTTTCCTGGCAGCCCCTGCAGTGAGGGATGCTTTCGTATCACACAGGGAGGAGCACATGGATGGGATGGGCATGTTGCCGGAAGGTATGCCAAAACCGGAAGAGGCCGCGGAGGGTGCAGTGGGGAGTATAGAAGCGATGCAAAAAATGATGATGGGCGGGGCCCCTAACGTAGGTGCTTCTCCGCAGTTTTAGTACCCCAATCCAAGCCTACGGGCCGAAAGGAGCTAGACAATGAATTTGCAAGAGCTAATGAAACTTGGTTTATGGAGGTCTGGAATTACATATGTATTTGAGAAAGATGACGGAGGCGACACAGGAGGAGCAGCCGGGGGAGGTGGGAAGGAAGATGACAGCGGCGGAAAAGGAGGCTCTGGTGGCGGAGATGGACAGGGCTCTGGCGGTGGAGGAGGAGGGGGAGATGATAAGAATAGACCCTCCACCTACGAAGTGAAGGTGGATGGTGAAACCAAGCAGCTTACACTAGATGAGCTAAAGACCCTTGCTACAAAATCTGCAGGGGCTGATAAGAGATTTACTGAGGCGGCTGACCAGTTTAAGAAGGGCAAGGAGGGGTTTGAGATTAAGGAAGCGTTCAAGAAAGTATTCGGAACCAAAGACGGCAATGTTGATGAGAAAGACATCAGAAAGCTGGCAGTGTATATGGACGAGGACCCCGACAAGATGCTTGAGTTGTTTCAGGAAGAAGTGAGGAAGAGTGGGGGCGGGGGTGGTGGAAAAAGCAAGGATACTCCCCCCAAGAAGGTTACGATAGAGGACTTGGATGAGGATACCAGAAGCACGCTGAACCAGGCTCGGCAGGACCAGATTGATAATGCCGAGATAAAAGTTGAAAAAATGTGCCAGGAGGGGGTTGACAAAGACGATTTCTTTGGTAAAATACTGAAAGAAAGTCCGGTTGATATAAAAGAAAACCGGAAAGCGGCCATTATGTCGATGGTGCAGCAAAGAGTTCGTGAGAAGATTTTGGCGTCTCCGTACACAAAGGAAAAATTTGGAACCGAGATGATACAGTCTGCCATCCAAGGGGTGAGAGACCAGGTAAAGAAGCTCGGTATTCCGACGAAGTCAAGCAGGCAACCCGGACTGGCATTAGCCTCTGTACTGGGCCTTGGCGTTGACGGGAATCTTCCTGCCGAAGTCCACTCTGACGACGACATCAAGCGTGTATCATCAGACGACCCTGACTACGACGATAATGTCGTTAAGAGGCTTGGACAGAAGTTTGTCAAGTCGATTAGAAATAGGGGATTGGCTGTATGACGTGAGGTAGTAGTGTGGTATTGCCATACTATTTACCGAAAAGAAACAATCAATTAAAGTAATTTAAGGTATTTAATATGGCTGATACGGCTATCGAGAACCTGTCTCACTTTATTAGAGAAGAATTGCCCAGTGTGATGCACGAGAGTCTCCCCCTCGTGGCTCCTTTCTTCCGGGACATGATTGTAACATCGGTGGGAGTAAGTAAGGACCCGGCCAGTCCGTTGGGCAGGGACTGGAAGGTTATTCACCTTTTTGATTCTGGTATTTCGGGGTTGATGAAATATGCCGCTCCATATGGACCGGCGTTTGTGGCGGCAAGTACAAGTGGGGCTCAGGCACAGATGTTGCAGTTTGTGACTGCTGCGGCCTCGACTCCGTTCCCCACGGCCACGGAATCTCCCCATGCCGGTAGCTTGCAGCGTGACCTGTACCTGCACATGACAACCGGCAACTTCAGCGTGCCGACTGCATGGATGTCGGCGGATGCCCTGAGTGCTACGCAGATTAAGTCGGTAGCCAGGGATATTAAGGCTGTCGGAAAACTGAGGGCGATGGTGGAGGCTACCGGCTTCCACGCATTGTCTGTCACCAACGCCTCCGGGTATAAAACTAAGATACTGGGGGCTGTTACGTCAGTCAGTAATGCTAGCAATGTTGTGACTGTGACCATTGATGAGAAGTACGGCACTATCCACAACTTCCGCCCCGGCATGATGATTGATATTGTCAAGGGCGATGCGTCGGATGGCGGCGTCCTTCAGGATGGTTCGGCCACCAACGGCACCGACCGTGTGAACTACACGGCTGCTGCCGGATATGTCCACGTTATGATTACGGCTGTGGACTACCTGAGCCGGACGTTCAAGTGCGTCGGTATTGATTCTGGTGACGGTCTGATTGAGGCGTATGATACGACTCACGGCTGGAAGGCCGCGGGGTCTGTGCCTATCGCCCAGTACGACTACATTGTTATGCGTGACTGCAGCACCTACTCCAGCGGGACCAGACCGATGCCTACGTGGGGCATGGAGGACTGGATTCAAAGCTCCGGCTACTTGCTGAGCGGCACTGCTGGAAGTCAGGCTCTCGACCTCGGAACGTACCCACAGTTCAAGTCCGCTGTCCACGATATTAGTGGGCCGCTGACTGAGGATGTGTTGAACAAGAGAGTGGGCGACTACCTGGACGCCTATCCTGGACTGACTATTGATACACTGATTACCACCAATGGTGTGACTCAGAAGTATCTGCAGCAATTCGGTCTCTACAACAACAGGTACTTCTACGACCGTGCCGGTAAGTCCCTGAAGGTTCAGGGCGGCTGGGCAGAGGTTGGATACGAGTTCAACGGCAGGGTGGTTAAGTGGATTGTTGACCCGCTCTGTGTGAAGAACAGGCTGTACGCCCTGAAGCTTGGTGGGGGTAATATCAAGAGGTACGTGCCACCGTCAATCAGCAAGGGTGACTCCAGGCTCGACCAGAGTGGCGGCTTGGACGGTGAGATTCAGTTCCTCGCACCTCTGGGTGGGCACACTGGCATCTTTATGGTGGCCCGTGGAAGTTCCGGGCAGGTGCTGGACATTCTGGAAGCCCCATTCTTCCAGTATCAGGCAACGATCCCGCAAGATGTCCGGGGAATCAAATTAACTAACCTCACGGAAGCGTAGTATGTAGTATTGTGAATGACAGTCGGCGGTGCTTGTCTTCCCTAAACAAGCCCGTCGGCTGTTTTATGGCATCAATCCTTCAAGGTAGTTTAGTTTAGAATGTAGTATAAAAGGAGACAGAAATGCAAGTATTAGACTTGATTCGCAAGTATGGCTGGGAGTCAATCGCCATACTGCCTACAATTAAAGCGGGACGTGCCCTTCCCAACGGCAACGTGTGGTTTGTCGATTCGGGTGCTGCCCAGACGTTAGACGCCAATGACGGCGTTCATGGCCACAAGTGGGACATCCCCCTAGCGACCATCGACTACGCCATCGGTTTGTGTACGGCCAGCAACGGCGATGTAATTCTTGTTGCTCCCGGACACGCCGAAACACTCAGCACCTCGACCATCGACTTCGACGTGGCTGGAGTTACCTGTATCGGTCTTGGCAACGGCACAAACCGCCCGACCATCACGTACTCCAACGCCGCCGACTCTGTGGATATTGGAGCTGCAAATGTAACAATCAAGGGACTTCGGTTCAATCCCTCGGTGACAGACATCCTCATAGGGCTTGACATCGAAGCGTCTGTAACCGGGACCCTCATCGAAGACTGCGAGTTCGCAGAGGGCGACGACTCTGTGGATGAGTTTATCACGGCCATTAACCTAAAGGCAGGCTGTGACAATACAGTAATCAAGGATTGTTTGTTCCGCACCAAAGTAGCATCTGCAGGGGTTACAGACGCCATCTGTCTGACCGGTACATCCGACAACTGCATAATCAGTGGCTGTCGAATCATTGGTAACTACAGCACTGCGGGTATTGTCAGTGAGACTGCTGCATCCACCGACTTGCTCATCGAAAACTGCACCATCAAGGTCAAGGACGCTGAACCAGGTATTGAGTGTCATGCTAACACTACCGGTATCATCCGGCAGGTGTACATCGAGGCCACTACCACTGCGGCTGACTCTGCTGTAGTCGCTGCGGACATGGCTTGGTTCGATGTTTATGCCGTGACCGCCGATGGAACGGCGGCGGTAGTTGTGGGTGGTGGAGAGCTGGAGGCGGCAATAGAAGCCTACAACCTCGACCACCTCAATAAGACTGACACGGGTGTGGCCGCGGACGCGGACCTGACTACTTATGTGGCGGACGGTTCTGTCCTCTCTCATATAATGACTAAGGGGGCAGACTCCTCTGACTTCCTGGCATCTACGGATTCACTCGAAGCAATCTCCGACACCCTGACTGCAGGTACTACTCTGGGAGCTGGGATTCAGCTTGACCATCTCCAGAATACTACTACTGGGGTAGCTGCAGATGCTGACTTGTCAACTTACGCAGCCGATGGCTCGGTTCTATCCCACATAATGACTAAGGGAGCAGACACCTCCGATTACCTGGCATCTACGGACTCGTTAGAGGCTATCTCTGATGCTTTGGCTGCTGGAACAGGGGCAACTGCGGCTCTGGTTGGAGCCAATCTGGATCACTTGGCTCAGACCGCAATCGCTGACACAAGTGACCCTGTAGATATTAGTACCGAGGTTGCTGACAATACGGTGTTGGCCGACATCCTCACTGACGATGGGGACGCCTCCGATTATGACAGGCGGTATCACTCTATCGAAGCTCTCGCCAAAGTCCTGCAAATTGAAATGGGTTACAATCTCAAATCGGTTGCAGGGTCTGCAATGCCTATCGCAATCTGGTATGTCGATGCCAACATTGGTGTATCAGGCGACGGCAAGACTCCGGCGACTGCCTTCCAAACTATACAGGAGGCTATCACCGCCTGCTCCAATTCTGTCGATGATTGGATTCTTGTCTTTGATTACAGTGGCGGTGGAGCCACCGTAACAATCGACAAATCCTTTGTCCACATCATCGGCAACGCTTGTAAGGGTATGTCATATCCAAGAATCAAGCCCGCAACGGCTGTTCCTGGTATCACATTTACCGACGCCGGAGACCGCGTTGAAATCGCCAACCTGACCATTGGCGGTGGTGACACAACCGCCGCTGCCATCTCCTTTGACGGCTGTGTCGCCGGTGCGTATGGTAACTACATTCACGATTGTCACATCGGGCGTGATGCCGACGCCCCCTGCCTGGACGGTATTCTCATCCCCGCAGGAGCAGACGCACCGTACCTTGTTGTTGAAGACAACTTCTTCAACGAGCTTGGTGGGATGGCAACCACCGGTTCCGCCGTCAATGTTCAGGGTAATATAACGTGTGGTAAGATTCTGGATAACCTGGTTCTTGGCAACGGCACAACTGCGAACCCGGCTATCAATATCGCCGGAGCCTCCTATCCTGTAATCGAAGGCAACCGTGTCAAGTTGCGAACAGATACAGGAACAGGTGGTGCAATCACTCTCGGTGCCACAACCGCCAATGGTTGGGTCAACGGTAACGTGGCCAACGACAGCAAGGATGCTCCGGCTAACAACCCGTTTGTAGATGGTGGCTCAACCAATGGTTGGGGTATTAACTACACTGGAAAAGACGCTACACTACCGGCATAGTAACCGAGTAGTAACCTATACGTATGATGGGGGTAGGCTTACGGCATACAACCGTGTGCCTACCCCTTTTTTGGAGTAACAGAACATGGCAGAAAACCTAATACAAATGCCCTGGAAACAGCTTGGTACGTTCGACAAGACCACTATGGATGCCGATTCCGCCCTTGCAGTTGGGGAGAGAAAATATAGTTTCGTAGCCACAGGTGGGGAACCGTCTATGACCAACGTAGTTCTCTGGACCCCTCTTCCACGTAACCTCAATAGGTTGCTATTCCGCTTTCGTGGTAAGACTAACGGCGACGATGCAAAATATATTGACGTGTGGGCAGGCAGACTATGTAAGGAGAGGGACTGCGATCTTCATAGAATTGTCACGCTGGATGTGGAGATAGGGACACAGGTAGCTTGGAATGGAGCTACGAACTATACGCTGTTTGCTGATGAAATAGTCTTAACCAACAACACTACTCAGTGGCCTACGACGGCGGCGGTATATGGAGGTGGCAACGACACGGAGCTTACCTGTATCCTCCAGATCGACCCATGTGGATGTGACCTGTTGGTGTTCCACGGACACTCCGACACCACAAGTTCTGTTGCTATGGATGCGTCCGGTTATTATGTACCATAATATAGGGAAGACATACAATGGTTATTCCTTGCATGTTCGACGAGGCTCAGCACGAAATCATCCCCGGCGGTGAGCTGATTGGATGGATTCGACGAAAAGCCCCTGCAGGAGGACGGGATTTTTTCATATACCATCACAGGATTCACGGGACCTTCGTTGTGGGCAGGTGGGCACAGGACCGGGAGATGGGGATTTTTACCGACTTCCTGAACCTGGGGCACTCCATCAATATGACCAGACAGCAGGCTGCTGAATTTCTCCACCGCCTGTATTGCCCAATGTCTCCCGAAGAAATGTCCAGGAAGATAGAGCAAGCCAACCGTGATTATACCACCGAAAGAATCAACGGCGACGGTGAAGAGTACGACCGCAAAGAAGAGTTGCTGGCTAATTCCGACTAATCTGCAGGGGCTTAGGCTGATATGATACTAACGACAGTTTCAGCACAGTGGTTGAAGATTAGGAACCAGATTGCGGCGGTGGATTCCGGGGGCACTTACGACGCCGTGAGTAACGTGACTGACCGGCTGGTTGCCAGGATGACCAATGCCAGTGATGCAGCTATAGCACCGGTGGATATATCAACTATCAATGCTATGGAGTTGAGGTGCCATTTTGACACCAACGCCAGGACTGCTACCTATGACATCTTTATGGCTCGTGAGGCGGAACGGACTGTGAAGTATGTAGCATCGGTGGCTGTGGTGGCCGGGACACAGACCAATGAAGAGGGGAGGTTTTTTGGGAAGACTTCGACCGTGACATCGTACTGGATTCCAGACCGGATTGGGGCCAGCGACAACGAATCCAATACTGGTATTTCGCAGGTGGTTTTCGACAAACTGGGATATACGCGGATATGGATTCTGGTAAGTGCGTTAAGTGGCGGCAATATAACAATAGAGGGTAGTGGATACTAATTGATTGTATGTATGGACGCAGCAGGTATAAGTACGATGATGTTACTGACAGGCTGACGGCCCTGGAGGATAAGTATGTCAAGGTTACGTGGTTTGAACGAGTTAGTTCAGGAACAAGCGGAAGCCTATCGCTCCCGACGGGCGCTTCTGTCGTCCTTAATGAGTGGCAGGCTGGAATCGACGCCGTCACCACGCAGCTTGACCCAGTTGACGCGACGGGTTATCCAACTTTTACATCCCCAGAAGACTCCGGTGGAGCCCTGATAACAACCACCCTGGATGGAGATGGTAACTATGTGTTGAGTGGAACGCCGTCGGAATATCCGATTGGGATAATTTATGTTTATATTGTAAAGTTTGCTAACTTTGATAAAACCTATTGTATTGGTGGGATTGAGATGGTGGAGTCTTATGCTACCGGCATAATGACCAGTGAGGTTAATTTTGGCACTGCTCCTCCTAATACAAATGGTAACTGGAGAATTCGGAACGACGGGACAGACCTGGTTTTTGAGGTAAGATTGGTAGGTATATGGACTCCAAAGTTCAAGCTCGAAGCATCGTAGCGGTAATCATTCTGATGTTACTGGCTCCCTTTGTGTTTGGGACCATCAGCTATGATAACATTAAACCAAGCGCAACTAATACATATTCGCTCGGCACAGTAAGCGAGCGGTGGGCCAGTCTCTACGTGGTGGATGTAAATGCGTCCGGCAATGTTACAGGGGCGAATCTCAATATATCCGACTGGGATACAGCTTACGGTTGGGGCGACCACGCTCTCGCCGGATATGGGGATATGACGAAAGCGGTTTATGATATTGTGGACGACGGCTTTGTGGATGGCAATGACACACCTTATGCAGCTTCGTGGAACGGGAATATCAACGCTCCCTCAATGAACACTGTTTATGACAAAATTGAAACTATCGGGGCGGGAGCCGAAACTGACCCCTGCTTTGCCCTTGTTGACAATCACGCCAACTGGGACACGGCCTACGGCTGGGGGGACCATTCGCTCGCGGGCTATTTGACGGCCTACAGCGAAACAGACCCCTGCCACGTCTTTTGGTTGGCCGGGCCCATTATCAACTTTGGAGCTATTGATATAGGTCTGAACACTGCGACGCCCCGCTATATCAATGAGGGCCGTGAGTTTGCCGCCATAACCACAGGCTCAGCCGTGACTAATCTCGACTTGGGAAATGATGTAGCTTCGCCTGCCGACGGCGTAGGAGTAGCCGGGTTGAATTATTTGGCCCTCGGCCAAAGCGCCGGGCATACGCGAATCGGCTTGATAGGCGTCTCGACGGACGGAACAACGGTCAATCAGAGGGGCGGGCGGATGACTTTTTATACGAAACCAGATGCAAGCACTTCGATTACCGAGAGGATGCGCATAGAATCGGACGGCGATATAGTTATGGCCGATGACCTGTCGGCCACCGGGAATATCACAGGCGCAAATCTGAACGTATCAAATTGGGATACCGCTTTCGGCTGGGGGGACCATAGCCTTGTCGGATACCTGACGACCTATAGTGAAACAGACCCTTGTGCAATGCCCTATCTTGACCAGTCTGTGAAGATTGCCGCATCGCCGACTTTCGCCGCCCTTACCGTTGATTCTCCTACTCTCTGCGTGAATCTGCCTGGTTATACCGACCAAGTGGGTATCGGCACGGCCACGCCTTCCCAGGCCCTCGACCTTATAGGCTCTCTGGAACTGGAAGATACCACCACTTCGACTATTGGTGTGATTTACAAAGGGGCAAACAGATTCTTACACAATTTTCATCATCCAACAGGTGGTGGGGCGGTTCCTGTGGGGTATAATACATTTGTTGGTGAAGAGAGTGGCAACTTTGCCATGGGGAGTACGGCAACTTCAACCTATCATGCTTCATATAATGCAGGCTTTGGTTATAGGGCATTATTTGCGAACACAAATGGTTACTACAACTTGGCAATGGGAGGAAATTCATTACGCGCTAATACTATTGGGAGCAATAACTTAGCAATCGCTTACAATGCTATGCGATTAAATACTACTGGGTTTGGGAATCTTGGAATGGGTGCGTCAGCACTTTATTTCAATCAGACGGGCAATGAGAATACTGTTGCTGGTTCTTTGGCGGGTTATGGTGTAACAGGAAATTCATTTAGCTATAATTCTTTATTTGGTGCTTATTCCGGTTACTCTCTTTCTACTGGTTTGTCTAATCTTTTTCTTGGCTATAAATCCGGCTACAATCAAACCACCAACAGCAATCTTCTCATTATCGACAATCAAGATCGCAGCAGCGCCGCCAATGAAATTACCAACGCTCTCATCTATGGGGTGTTCAACGCAACGGCAGCCAGTCAGACCCTCAATTTGAACGCGGCTGTTTTGGCCCGCTATGGCGTATCCTTTGCTGATGCGGATACTTCACCAGACGCGGCAGGTGAGTTGCTCTATGACAATACCGTTACCGGCCTTCTTGATGGGGCGATGTGCTGGTACGACGATGACGCTGTGCGATACATAGTGGATTTGGCGACTCTGCCGGTCGATGACGACTACGTGGTGGCTTACGATGCGGCGGCGGACGGGTTCTATATGAAGGCCGATGCCGATGCCGCCGAAACAGACCCCTGCCACGTCCTGCACCTGAGCACGTATGACCACAATGATATTGCGACGGCGTTTGGTTGGGGAGACCATAGTTTAGCAGGATACTTAACCAAAGCAATCTACGATGTTCTCGATGATGCCTTTGTGGACGCCAACGATACTGCCTACGCCGCATCTTGGGATGGGAACATCAACGCCGTCTCTATGAACGCCGCCTACGATAAAATGCAGACTCTTGTTCCCTACAGTGGGGCGACGGGCAACGTCGATTTGGGGGCCTATGATCTTACCGCTACCAATCTTTACGTCGATGGACTTTATACCGATACTCTGTTTGGAAGTTATGATACTACTTTCCTCATAATAGCGTACTCCGGCGACGGAGCCTCCCCGAATGGTTCGCCTATAGATGTAGTCGCGGGCGGAGGATACCTTACCGGCAACGGCGGGGCTGCATACCTGGAGGCGGGCAATAGCGGCGCGACATCGGGCAACGGCGGGGCCGTGACAATATACGGAGGCGATGCAAAAGGCAGTAGCGGCAACGGCGGAGATGTAATTTTCCGCGCCGGTTACGCGGCGGGAACGGATGCGAACGGGACATATAAGTTTGAAAATCCTTTAACACACGTGACGCCTAAGTACGGTATTCTCGATTTCAGTTTAATCACGACCTCCAACAAGACCTTCACCTTTCCCAATACGAGCGGAACGCTCCTTACGACGGTTGACATCTCGGCGAATACGAACCTGACGGCAGGCGACCATATTACCCTGACCGATGACGACCTCGACGTTGACGACGATTTCCTTTTGAATACGGGCGACTCTGGCACGGGAGTCTATGATTTCGGCGGGGCGACCTCAGTAGAGATTCCGAATGGAACTAATCCCACGGTTGATGCGACCGGCGAAATGGCCTGGGAGACGGACGATGCCGACTTGCACGTTTACGACGGCGCTCTGGACGTTGTCATAGCGAGTAAAACCCAGTCTCGGTTCCACGTAATACCAAGCCCTGTGGTTGGTTCCGATTTTCCATTTTGGGAGACTCCGAGGGCCATAACGATTACCAAAGTGGCCGCCATTTGTACGGGTGGAACAAACGTAGTCGGCCAACTTCAAGAGTACGATCCGAACGGCACGGGCGGAGTTGATGTCGATGCGGCTGATTGGACGATAACGACAACCGAACTGGAAGATACGTCTTTCACCAACGCCACGATAGACGCGGGCGATTGGGTTGGATGGAAGACAACGAGCGTATCAGGAACAGTGAAATACTTCTCGATCACTTTTGAGTATTATGAGCAATGAGTTAAAATATACGGCACATTGTGGAGAATGAGTACATTGACAAATAAAGGGTTTGTGATACAATGGATACTATGAAAGAGATAACAGACCATGACTTGCTAATAGCTGTTAGGAATGATATAGGTTGGTTGAAGAGGGGATTTGCAAACCATCTGCAGCATCACTGGATGATAAGTCTTTGTTCTATTGCAGCAGCATTGTCTGCGTTTACAGCCTTAGTCTTTTTTCTTCTTGGGAAGATATGGACATAAAGAAGAAACTTTTAGCAATGAAGGCAGAGCTGTTGATTATGAGACAGCAGGTGGAGACTAACTTCATACAAGAGGTAGCCATCAGTAATATTATCCATGCTATTACTGAGGCCCTGAAAAAACTGGGTAAGGAAAAGACAGAATGAGCTATACAGAATCCTTCTTGACAAGGGCCATTGCTAAAAGTAGAGAGCACATTGATGAACCCCTGGTAAATAAGAAATACACCGATGCCAGGGTCATTGAAATGCTGGAGCACTCCTATACCCTGGTGATAAATGAGGTGAATAGAAATGCCCAGACACCCATTGTCGCCTCAATCACTGTGACTCCTTCCGGTAGCACCTATGACTATATCCTGCCCTACACCGTTGGGTCAATCGAGGGAATCTTTGAGACTGATAGTTTGGGGACTAAGGTATTCTATAGTCGTCGAAGCAACTACAATCCTCTTGGTGTGAATTTGAGAGTGGAAGGCAATGTGCTCCATATACAAACCCCGACAATGTATGGTCTTGGTACTAGTCTGACGGTGGAATATACGCCATCCGGTACTGCACGTCTCCACAATGGCACCTGCACATTCAACGCCGGTGGAACTATTGCGACTCTTGGAGCTACTCCCAATGCAGGTACACTGGATACCCATGTTCACGGGTATGTTGGTTCTGTGTTCCGGTTTCTAACCGTAGACGGCAGCATTATCACCAATAACTACATGCAGGAGAGGACCATCAGTGCCTATAACTGCACGACCAGGGCAGCTACTCTGACTCCTGCTTTGAGTTATGTGCCGACTACAAATGATGGTTACATATACTATGAGATTGCCCCGGCCATACACAAAGGGATGGACTTGGTGGTTCCGATACACTCTGCGATGACGATTGCTGGAATTGAAGGGAATGAAAAAAGATATAGGGGTATAAGATTAGCTTATTTGGAGGCAATACGTAATTGCCGTCTCCAAGCTTATTATAGTCATATAGATGAGGCTGCGATGCTCCATTCTGATGGATATGATAACCGATTTTTTTAGGTCTTTCTAATGGGTGTAGTCCTTGAGCCTTCAGGCTCGTTTCATACAACTGAGATTCCACCACCGGACCTGGTTGGTGCTTACATCCCTGCTGTGGACCAGCCCAACTTCAGCAGCGGGTGGGGTCTGGTTACACCGTTTGGAGGAGGACAGCTTAATGCAGCCCTGGCGGAAGAATATGGGGTATCCGGGGAGGCAGGAGTGGGCTTCGGTGGTATTGATATGGGAACCAGCCTGTATGAGATAAATATATCTGACGGAGGATTTACCGGGCCAACTGTAGGGCAGCCTGGGCCCCAGGGCCCACAAGGACTTCCGGGACTTCCGGGACCGCCGGGGCCCCAAGGACCAGAGGGACCACAGGGGCCGGGAGGAGAGACAGGTCCCCGTGGACCTGCGGGAGTTGCAGGACCTCAAGGCCCACAGGGTGTGACGGGGAGTTGTGTAGTATCCTGGTAGATTATGACTATTTTAAGACCACAAACTGGTGACTTCTCAGGATCGGTGGTGGCCAGTCCAGCACTATCGGGGGCTTTCTCCACACTAAGGTATGGTAGGCAGGACGATGGCTTGGGGATTATTACCCCATTTGGGGGTGGGCCTCTGGTTCGTCGAGGAACGGACCGGTCCAATACTACCGCTGCCGGGTCGTCTGTAGCAACACCACTGCTTCTGCAGGGGCTTGGGGGACGATATGACCTATCCCTGGGAGGAGGGCCCGGACTAAATATCCCCGGTACTACAGGACTGGTAGGACCGCGTGGGCCGCGTGGACTACAGGGGCCTGCCGGGCAGGCTGGACCTGCCGGACCACGAGGAGCAAGTGGGGACAGGGGACCGATAGGGCTCAGCGGTCCACAGGGACCAATAGGAGGACTTGGAGGAGACGATAGTGGAGGTCCAGATAAAAATACTGATGCAACAAGTGCTACCGAAGACCTTTTCTGGTCTGATTACGTTTATGCTCAAGCATTTCGTGCTCAGGGAAACTATACTCCAGGGAGTTTGAAGTTATATGTAACCATTGACGGAGGAGGAGGTCTGAGTTATCATACTGCGTATGTGTACAATGTCGCCTCTTATACAGAAACTACGGTCACTTTAGGAAGTTATATCGCAACCTTCGATAACGGTATTATTACGGACCCACCTGCATATACTGGATGGATTACTTGCCCCTGCACGGATGGGACTCCAAATTTTGTAGGAGGACAAAGATACCTAATATCATTTGATGGTGGCACAATAGACCATATTTGGTATAGTCCAGATAACTATGGTCGGGGGTTTTTTCTATCCGAACTCTGGATAGGGCATGATAATATCTATGATATTGATGAGACCAGGGATTTTTCTTTTGAGTTTGTGGAATAATTATGGGTGAGATATACATTCCATATCCGTTGGTTAGTCCGAGGATGAACAAGTCCACGTCGTCCTTGCGGGTGAATCCGGGGACGCTCTACGAGTTGTCCGGGGTGGACGGCAGGTTCAGCGGTGGGCTGAAGAAGTTCTGGGGAATGAAAGAGCTGACTGACCTGGATGACATCACAGGGGCTGGAAACATTGACGCCTATGATGGGCCGTCATACTTCAAGGCGGTTACGTTCCAGAAGAAGGACACATCCACGACGTACAGGGGATTTGTGATTCGGTGGGACGTGCATAACAACAACTCCTCCGAGCAGATAGACTTATTCTATACGGCGGATAATGGGTCCTCGTGGGCCAAGCATAATATCTGGGCGGCTCGGACGATAGCTTTCACCAGTGGTGGGACGGCGGAGGTAACTGTAGGTATGACCGTCACTGGAGCGACCAGTGGGGCTACAGCTAAGATAGATTCTGTCATTTTATCCAGTGGAAGCTGGGCAGGGGGGACTGCCGCCGGGACATTCAATATACATACGCAGACCGGGACGTTCCAAGCTGAGAACCTTAATGTAACTGGTACACAGGACAATATCGCCACGGTTGCCGGAAATTCTACAGACAATGCAATTACATCGACACTGGCTGTGGACTGTATGACAGAGGGTGGATTCCTGATAGTTGCGGTGGATACGAAGGCCACCAAGACGGTATATTGGAGCGGGTCGGCGTTGACGACAGTGAGCTCAGGTCCGGGTGATTTCGGAGTGGAGCTTGGAGCGATGACTCTGAATACCACTGCGGTGGATAGTTCGTATCAGCTAAGAGGAGATGGCTCATATCAGGTTGCCTACCGGTTCTACGATTCAACCAGGGGAATATACAGTGGGTTGAGTGACATCCTGATAATCCACTTGGACCACATGAAGGAGTCGTATGCTACAGGAGCTATCTACTTCAGCTCAGGGGGTGGTGATAGCGGCCTTATGGTCGCCGGAGATGTCTTTACTATCAATAGTCGTACTTATGAGTATATTGATGCGGGCTCTAATGTTACTATTGCCGCAGCGGGGGCGGCAACAATAGCCGCCCATGCAACGGCCCTGGCAAATGCCATCAACGGAGATTCAAGTGCCAGTGTAACAGCAGTAGCGGGGACTACAGCAGTAACCCTGACAGCTAAGACGAGGGGAGCTTCGGGTAATGCGTATGGACTTTCTGATACGGAAGTCGCTCCGAATCAGAATGATATTTCAGTAAGCGGCTCGACTCTGGCGGGTGGTGGGACAGCTACCACAGACCCGGAGACGCAGTGCAAGGCCACGATAGATTTTCCAGCTAACGGATCGGTAGTTAGTGGAAAGGTGTATGCCGACTTTGCCGCTCTGTTCGATACGGTGGATGTGTTCCGAACAATCAATTTGGGAGATGCCCCTGCAGATGGAGCAATATTCTACCTGGAGCAAACGGTAGCCAAGACCGGGAATTGGGCAACTTCGGGAACGTGGGACGCCTTGACGGTGACTATAGGGACAATGGTGGACGAAGCCCTGCCGTTCCAGACAATGTATGACCCAGAGAAGGATATAGTGTCGGCACCGCCACAGTCTGGGGCGATTGGTCGGTATCAGAGCCAGACGTTTATGACTGAGGCTACCGGTACAAGGGGTGGCTATGACATCGTGCACTCGTCCTTCGAGACTTCGAGCCCGGAGTATTTTACAACCTATAATCGGTGGTTTGGTAATTCTGAGAATGGCAGGCCGCAGAGATTTATCCGAGCAGGGGATTCCATGTTCGCTCTGTGCCCCAATGCCGTTGTGCATATCTTCAAACCTGCAGATTGGAAGCCTATTGAGGTTACAGAGCTGCACCAGGGGCGTGGGCTCTCAGGGCCTGGGGCCGCTCACGCTGCTGGTAATAGTATTTTTATGGTTAGTCCGGCAGGGTTAATGATTCTGAACGCTGCCGATGGAAGTATGGGCCAGGTTTCAGCGGTGGACAGAGTGATATTCTCCGATTGGAAGGCGGACCTACCGGATGTGAAGAGTGCCTACGATGCCGGTCTGAACGCCAGTATCTTCCTGAACCCAGATGATTCAGAGGCGGTGATTGTGTGGCACTCGCAGCAGACTGCTTCAATGCTGGAGGGGGCCAATTTCGTGGGTGTGTCGGATACCGCTGACATCACGGATGGCACCAAGAGGAGAGCGTACTTCATCACCACAACCGGGTTGATTGTATATCCAGACACTGCTGAGGCCGGATATGGTAATATGTGGGGGCTGAGTTCTTCGTACACGCTGGATGGGACCACAACGGGGGCTGCCAGCCAGACCAGTATCATAGACAGTGGAGCTACCTTCCACGCTGATATGGTGGGGGCTCTGCTATATTGTACGAGTGGGGATAACGCCGGTGAATGTCGTGAGATTACTAATGTTAATGTGGGGACTAAGACTATTACAGTATCTGCTTTCACTAACAATGTGGCCACCGGAGACAGATATTCGATAAGTCCGGTTCCATTCAAGGTGAGGCTGTGGCCTTTGAGGGCGAACAGACAAGTATCCGCATTTGACAGGTGGGTAATGACTGGGGCCCAGGTCAAGGTCAACGGCATCAGTGGGTTCACCGGCAACGATAATGCCTACTGGAGACTGGCAGCGTACAGAAATAGTGGAACCTCTCTGGATTCGGAGGGGGTTTATATTGACGTTACTGAAAACCCGCCAGATTCTGCAGGGGCTCTGGGTATTGATGGGGTGGATGTAGAGCCTTACCTGGAGCAGATAGCTTGCGGTGTGAAGTTTGAATTGATTGATATGCACGTAGGTATCTCTGAGACTGGTTCCAAGAATGTTGTGGCTAACTCATAAGGCTACCATATGGGGGATTGACTTATGAGTGTTGTATGATATAATATGGTGTTATGATATTGTATATTATGGGGATTTTCTATGGCTGAGACTGTTCAAAGCCCGTTCCTGCGTACTCTGGATTCTAACAGTTCCATGCAGGACCCGTTCAACTATGAAGCTTTCAGGGAAAGGATAGCCCAGCTCGCATCCTCTACCCGTGAGGTGCGGGGGCCGGAAACACTGCCAATGCCGGACATACGGCCTCCTGCCGGTGGTGGGTCCGCTCCTCCACGTCCTACTATTGCGTATGGCTCCCAGGGTAATGAGTTAGCCAGTGCTGTTGCACGCTGGGAAGCAGAATATGGTGGTGAGAGGATAAGTGAAGGGGAACGTGCTGCTCAGATGGAAGGGTACCAGGACCAGCTAGCCCGTGCTGCCGCTGCTGGGACTCAGTATGCTACTGACCGAGGGGCACTGGGGGCACAGGGTGAGCAGTCGGCTACGGCACTGGAGCTGATGGGTGCTAGCACCGAGACGTATATGAGAAATCTGGGTGCTCTGGGCCAGGAGGCCAGGACGAACCAGGCCAGGTCTGCAGAGATATGGGGAGAGGCTGCTGGGCAGGTGGATGAGTACGTGCAGGCTTCGAGGGCACGAATGGGGGAGGTATTTGCAGAACTGGATGAAGTTTGGGATGAGTGGAATACGGATAGAGATTTTGCCAGGTCTCATGCTATGCAAGCTGCAGTACAGACATCTCTTGGGCAGATGAGGGCTGAGGAACGAAACATCGCTCAGACTTATGGGGCCGGGAGCCCGGAGGCCATGCAATTCCGGGAGAGTGGGAGACGGACGCTAGGAGCAGTATTTAGTCAAATAGAAACAGGGATTCAGCAGATGAGGGAAGAGTCATATAGAACGTACTTCACTGTGAAGAATGAAGCTATGTGGAAGCAGAATATGTACACCAGTTATCAGGAGCAACAGCATGTAGAGACTTTGAGGTATCTGGCCCAGGCCAGTGACCAGTATGCTCTGCAGACCTCCCAGACACTGATAGGACTGGAGCAGATGCAGATGGCGGGTATGGAGAATGTGGCGAACTGGATACAACAAACTCCTGTGTACTCTATGGATATACTTCCACTTATTGAGACGGTATTAGGAGCATAATGAATTATGGCGATGGCACCCATTGGACAGATAGTTAGAGGCGGACAGGTTGACCCAGGCGTTCAGCAGTCGATTGCGAGCAAGCGGCAGGGCCGTGAGAATCGTATGGTTACGGCTATGCAGGAGCAGGGAGCGAGTAAGAGAGCCGGGATAGCTGCGGGAGCTCAGGTGGCGACGGCTCGAATCGGGGCTGAGAGCGACTTGGCACGGACGGCTATGCAGGTGCAAGCAGAGAGCCAGGCAAATGCAGCAAGGATAAAGGGAGCGGAAGAAGACCGCAATCACGAAACTGCATTGACTCGTATGGAGATACAATCTAACCAAGACCTGGAGCAGATGCGGAACGATTTTGAGACAGCACGGATTAAGGAAGAGTGGGAGAAAGTTGGGGGAATAGCTAAAGATATACAGGCTCGGATGACTGCCTCGGAGATACAACAGGCTAAACTCCAGGCGGTCACTAATAGAATTATGGAGGGAATACTCGGAAGAAGAGTAACGGGAGACGACCAAGCTGCTGAACTTAGTGTCCGTATGAATCAAACATCAAAGGAGTTGGTTGAGTACCAGGAAACCAGGAGAGTGGCGGAGGAAGGCTATAAAGGCTGGGTGGGAGGTCATCTTGAGGGTGGTGCAATAGACGAGGATTTGGGTCATCTGCGTGTATCTTCTTACGTTCTTCCAGAGTATTTCCTCCCCGGCAAGGAAAAAGAATTAACCAAGCTGATAACTGAGGGGAGAGTTACCGTAAAGGATGCTGAAAGTATTGATATGATACTCCGGTTAAAGGTTGCGGCGAAGACCGCCGCGGTCCAGGAGCTGAGAGACGACCCAACCGCGAAGATGACAGAGGATAGGCGTGTGGGGATAATCGGGGGAGGGAGAGACGTGACCCAGAAAATACCGACACCGGAGGCTTTGGAGGCTAAATCCAAACTGGATGTTGCTGAAAAAGAACTATCGGGTTTAATCTCCAAACAGCTTACATGGGAGAGGGTGAAAGGGAGTGAAGACCCCGTTAAGAATGGGGGAATGTCAATACGTAAGTATTTGGGAGGATTCCTCTCGAAACGTACTGCTAACCCCGAAGCTGAGAGGGCAGAAGAGATTAACCTTAGAGTCACTAACGCAAAGGAAATGAAACAATATCTCCTCAACCATGCGAAATCAAGTGGGGAAGCTGGAGCTGTCGATCCAGACACTATTGACTTGAGTGGATACAACGCCGCAGAACGTGAGTTGATAAGAAATTATCTCCGCAAGGATTATTCTATTTTTAAGCAACTGAATCTATCAGACCAGTCGGGAGGATTTTAACCATGGCTGCAGCTCTTGCTATTCCTACTGCCGCATATTATCTTGCTACGATCTTGTTTGGTGCTGATGCAGCAGCCAAATGGTTTGGGCAATCGAGGGAATTTGGACTCCAAAAGGAGGGGCTGAAACTTCAAGACAAGCAGTTGATGATGCAAGCTGCCCTGGGTCGTCGGGAAGAGCGGAGGGCGGACGAGATGATAAATAGGTTGTTGGCCTACAAGGGGAAGGAAAGAAGTGAAGAGCGAGCAGATGAAAGACTGGCCCGAATGGATGCACGTGACTCTGAGACTACCAGTATGCTGATGGCGCTTCTCTCTGGTAATCTGAACACCGGTAGGCCCCAGGCTCCGTCAGCTTGGCCCACTGAATCTCTGGTTGGAATGTTAAGGCAGTAAAGAAAGGTAGTAATAGCAATGATTCCACGTGTTATTAGCGATGCAGAAGCTGCCCAGGCGGTATCACAACTTGGTGCACAACAGGGAGTGCCAGCATATCTCCAGAAGGCTGCGAAGAAGGCGGCGGCAGCAGCAGGCAAGAGGTCCGCAGCTGGAAAAACTATTGGAAAAACTATCACTAAATCTCCAGCTATGGGAGCGTTTCTCAAGGGCCTGTCCACCAAGCATCCGGTTCTTACAGGAATTGGAGGAGTAATTCTTCTACAACTTCTAATGGACCGGATTATGAAACATACCGGGGACGAGGGAGCAAGAGGTGTTCAAGAAGCAGCTATAAACCAAGGAATGGAAAGTAGCCCTGATGATATGTACTACCAAGCGATGGCCGGGGACCTTTCAGGGGATAGGAGACAGGCTCAGGATGCCCTGTTAGCAGCCATCCTGCAGGGGCGTGGCCAGACTCTACTGGCTAAGGGAGAAAGAGCAGTCGGTACGGGGAACGCAGGAGCTGGATACTATGGAGGATTCTAATGAGAGGTTTTCTCGACGCTCCAGACATCCTGATGGGGGACAGGGACGAGAACGCACTACAGGCGTTAGAGCCTGCTGACTTTCCAATTACACTCTATGATAGGCCCGGCTTGGCCATGGCCAACCTGCTGCTGCGGGGGAACGTGGACGCGGCGACCCGGTCAATCTTTGCACCTCAGACCTTAACCCCTGCAGAGATGAAGTCTTTCACAGATACCCTGCTGGGTCCGAAGGGCAAGCAGAACAAGCTGCTGAAGACTATCGTTGACATTGGCACTAACCCATTTGTGATTATGGGTATAGTTTTATCCTTGAAATATCCGGTGCCTGGGGGGGCCGACCGGATGTTTAGGATATGGAGTGGACTGGAAAAGGGAATAGGAGCACCCGGCTTGCTGGCTTCCAAGTTTCACGGGGCGATGGAGAACCTGCGGAACATACCGGGGGCTTTCAGGGCCTACGCCGCACACACCAAGGCGGTCGGAGAATTTGTCTATAAGTATGGGGAGGCCCACAATGAAATATGGAACAAGTTTGGGCGGAGACCGACTGAAAAAGAGAATCTGATGGTTTCTGCCTGGCTGCAGGGATTTAACAAGCAGCACGTGGAGAAAGTGGCGGACCATGGGACCAAGATGTTTATTCATAGTGCTCTCGGGTTATCAAGGGACAAAGCTCTGTGGCCTGGCCTTGAGAAGCAAATGGGACCAGGACTGGTGAAGGTTGCGAAGAATCTGCGGGGACTCAGCGACAATATCTGGAAGGAGGTGATGCCGACTGATGCTCCGGGGATACAGCAACTAAAGAAGGAGATGATGGCGAAGGGTCATATTATTGGGGACTATGTTCCAGACTGGTTTCCAATCTTGGGGAGGTATAGCAGGTTGGAGGGCCCGGCTTTAGCACAGGTTATGCAGACCCAGAAGGGGTATAGATATGGTCTAACTAAGGCTATGAATTATGCGTCCGGGCATTTGAAAAAAGTGCAGGGAGTCACGGTGGGTGACATAGCTCAGCTCCGAAAGATGGAGGAGTATGGGATGCCCAAGATTGTGGATAGGATGATGGAGGCGGTGGGCAAGAATACCAGAAAGATGGAGGGGATTGTTGGAAGGGCCTATGAAACAGTGAGGCGTGTTTCTAATGATAATTTAAGAACCAAGCTCTTCACGGATGAGATGACCTACCAGCTTAAAGAAGCTGGACTGTATAACAAGGTTCGGTTGGGCAGTGGACCGGTGGCGGAAACGGCCCTTGGAAATGCTATGGCACAGCTGGACTCGGCATTTCTGAAAAACCCCCAAGCGGCCACGTCCAAGATAAGTGAGATTGCCCAGGTCCTGACTGAACCAATGCAGTATGATATGAATCCAATCCGGGCCTTCCAGCGGTACATCTCCTCAGTGGGGTCGTCATACTCCTGGCATATCCTCAAGGCTACAAACCCCCTGAATGAGAAGGAGGTCTTCACAGGATTCGGTGGACTGATAAATAGACTAACTAAGGGAGCAAGGCTGGGAAGCTGGCAGGACATCTACATCAATGACTATCTGAACCCGTTGGTAAGAGGGCTCAAACCCCACGGGGCATATACGCGTGGGGTGATGATGGGTAATGCAAAAAGCCAGATGTTGACTTGGCTCAACAATCACCCCGTCGCCCAGAAATTCATCCCTGAAGGGTCGAAGGATTGGTTGCGGAAATACTTCAGTGACTTTAGCTCCTTGAGTTCTGAGTCTATTGGAGCCAAAATATCGGAATACTTCTATGTCTCCACCTTGGGCCTGAATATATCTCCAGCCTCCAAGAACCTCCTGCAGAACTATATCACTATGATACATATACCTGGGATTTCAATGAGGGGTATTTCGGCTGGGATGCAGGACTTGATGGCGAGAACAGCAACCTACAAAGGGCTAAAGAGCACGATGCCTGCAGAGAAGGCTTTTCACGAAGCCTTCAAAGATTTCGTGGGGGCTATGGGTAAGGCTCCGGGGATGACTCATCCCATTGCAAGCGGGGCGATGGCTGAGGGGGGGATAGGAGCCACAACCCCGGATGCTATCAGGTCTATAGCTGGAAAAGCAAGAGATATATCGCTGAAGGGGTTTAGTGCTACCGAGACGTTCAACCGGTTGTTTGGATTCTATGCCGCCAAACACTCCTTCCTCCTGACCCCTGGGGCGGACAAGGCTATGGCCGATACCTTCGGCATGATGGTCAACAATGCCGCCCACTTTCCTGGGGGGCCCCTGGGGATGCCTGGGGGTTTACTCGGAGTGTGGTCTCCTGCTAGACAGTTCATGCACTTCCCAATGAGGTATATGGGATTTTTAAGAGCCTCTATGGATTGGGGAAAGGGGGTATCCAGACTCACTGTCCCAATGCGTGCAGCTGGGGCATCTGCAGGAGCTTACATCGCGGCGAAGAATCTATTGGGGGCAGACATCAGCTCCGGCCTTATGTATGGGGCACTACCATTCCCCCAGTACGAGGATGCTCCATTCCACCCCTGGCCTTTGGTTTCTCCAATGTTGCAAGTGGGTGGGGCTATGGCTAAGTCTGTGAGTACTGGAGACCCGGACCAGGCCAAGAGGACGCTGGCATTACTGGCTCCGGGGGGTATAGCTATTCGCAGGCTCTACAAGACGCTGGGGCCGAAGTATGCGGACTATAATAACAAGACTGAGGATGGTCGGATACCAGTGTACAATGATAGCCGTGCGTTGATTGGAGCATATACCCCCTGGCAGCTTACGATGAGGGCCTTGGGTGTAGCTCCAAGCTCGCAGCAGGCGGAGTACGATGCGGCCAAGTGGTTACTGACCCAGAGGGAGAAGGTCCGTGGTTATAGGAGGGAGTACCTGGAGAGACTGGCGGACAACGATGTCAGGGGAGCGGAGAAGATAAACCTGGACTTCCAGAAGGCATATCCAGAACTGGGGCCCCTGCAGACCCAGAAGAGTGACCTCAAGGCCATCCACAACCGGCGGGAAATCAGCAGGCTGAACCGTATTCTCAAAGGCTTTCCGCGTGAGTACCAGCCGTTGTTTGGTTCTATGGTTAGTCAAGCGGGGCTAGCTGAAATCACCCAAAATCTAGAGCATCGGCCCCTAGACCTCGATGCCTATAACCCTCTATTGCTCAAATAAACGGAAAAAAATTTCAAAAATTTTGAAAATTTTCCGCAAACTCGCCGAGCAAACTGAACAAAAAAAGATCGCGTGCGTAGTAGTACGTGACTAAACAATTTTTTTTTGGGGTTATTTGATGTGCACAAGACGAATTACAGTGGGTGTGGTGGTTGGAGTCTTCCTGATTATTGTGGTCTGGCTCTGTACGGTGTAGAGAATGATTGAGTTTCCCGCATACGACAAGTGTAAGGACTGTAGGCTCTGGGAATCTGCCACCTGTCCGGGGATTCCAACAAGGCCCCTGCAGGTAAGTGGGAAGAATCGTGCACTGCTAGTGGTGGGAATGGCTCCTGGAGTCCACGAAGATGAGAAGGGGGTTAGTTGGATTGGATGGAGTGGGCAGATTCTACAGAAGTTTATTGAAGCCTGTCGATTCACTGAGCTGGTGGATGTGTACCTCAGCAACGCGGTGAGATGCAGAGTGCCACAGGGCCAGAAGACGGCGAAGGGAGACATCAAAGCATGTCGTCCCAAGATTCTATTGGACATACAGAGGCTGTCGGAAAAGTATAATGACCTAATCATTCTGTGCTGTGGAGCCGATGCAACACACTCTGTGACAGGGGTCTCATCCCTAAATGATGGCTTGCGGATGCAGGGTGTCCACGAGGGAATAGAGCCCCTGCAGATTATAGCCAAACATCCAACAGTGTTCTTCACAAACCACCCGGCGATACTCCATGCGGGGAGGAAACCACAGGCAGTGGCTTCGATGCAGGACCACTTTGTGTTGGTTCGCAGGTACTTGACTGGAGACTTTATACCGAACCAGATATGGGTAGTACCTGAGATTGGGGGAGAACCACCGAAGGAGTTTCCAGACAGGTTAAGTTTGGATATTGAAACCTACGGGATTATGGAGGGGGTGGAGCAAACGGTGTTCACTCCAGCCAAGTCCTATCACGTGGATGGGATTCCATACGGCCAGCAGATTAAGACTATTTCAGTTGGGCACAAAGCGGAGAAGAGCAAGATGAGTCCCTGCGGAATTAGGACCTGCGTGTTCCAGTTCAATGACCCAGCACAAAGGAAGATTCTGTACGAGTGGATAAGGAGAGTGAGAGAACCTGGGCATGTTCTACAGGGGCAAAACTTCAAGTTTGATATGCTGTATATGGTGATGAATGACCCGGTGCTGGATATGCTGCTGGACCCCAATCACGTTACTCTGGATGATTCCCTGCTGTGGGCTTTCCTGCTGGATGAGCAAAGGCCGGAGAAGAGCCAGAAGGAGTTGGCATTGTTGTTTGGTATCACTGACTACAGCAAGCTACTGGTAACAGCACGGGCGGGGAGAGCTAAGGGGGTGGACGACCCTAATCTTCTATACTATAATTGTATGGACACCGGCGTACAGATTGCAATGACTGATGAGATTATTGCAAGAATCAAGATGAAGTATGGGGAGAATTCCACCAAGCTGGGACCGGTTTGCGCCAAAATGCGAAGCGATACCCTGTGGGCTGTGATTGGAATGGAGAGAGCGGGGCATAGGATGGACCTTGTTAAGCTGAGGAAGGTCAATGCAGAGTACACAGAGTGGGTGGAAAAGGCCCAGGTATCTGCAGGGGCTAAGGGAGTCATCACGGGGGGAGAGGGCACTAAGGCATCTATGTTGGAGTTTATCACCAAGGCGCTGAAAGAGTGTAACCTGATGAACGACAGTAGGGTGGAGCTGACGGAGGTGAAGCGGGAGATTTCTACGGCGAAGGCTAATATGAATCTGGTCCTTCAACATCTGCCGGATGGCGAGCTGAGAGATACTGCCCTGGCTGTGCAGGAGTATAATGAGTACTCACACTTGAGGAATACGTACACCAATAAGCTGTTGAGGAATAAGCGTAATGGTCTTACTGTACAGAGATTCAATGTGGGAGAGGCATACCCAACGTGGTATCCGGTACCATCGGTGTTCGACAAGGGGGGTAGGGAGAATGATGAGGGAAAGGGAGGCACAATACAGGGGAGGATTACGGCGAGGAATCCCCCAATGCAGACATATCCAAAGCCGGTGTACAAGTGCTTGAGGTCAAGGTTTCCGGGGGGCACATTGAGGGCGTATGACTTTAGCCAGATTGAGTTGAGGACGGCAGCTCTACTGTCTGGGTGTCCAGTGTTGTTGGAGGTGTATAACACGAAGGGCCGGAGCATACATATGGATACCACCCTGATGCTCTACCCACACCTGAAAGGATTACCAGCGGATACTATCAAGAAGGAACACTACAAGATATACACATCCTGTAAATCAGTAAACTTCCTGGTGTTGTTTAGGGGTGGAGCGGGAGCGTATCAGGCTACGGCGATGTCTGATTGCGGGTTGGCCCTGTCACTGGAGGAGTGCCAACAACATATCGACAGGTGGTATGCACAGCACCCGGTGTTTAAGGGATGGCAGGATGACCTTATTGAGTTAGTGGAAAGAACGGGATTTATTGAGCTGCCGACTGGGTGGAGCAGGTCCTTCGGGAGTGGTAGGGCTAATGCTGCAGGGGCAGTGAACGAGATATGTAACTACCCTATTCAGACAATAGGGAGTGGACAGATTCCTCTCAGTGCCCAGTTTGCTATGCTGGCTGCGTTTAGAAAGCAGAAGATGAGGTCTGTAATCTGTGGACAGAAATACGACTCTATCATCATAGATACTCCGTATGATGAGGCGGGGGAAGTGGATAGGCTGGCTGAAATTTACTTGACACGACCGCCGATAATGGATATACTGGAAGAGAAGCTCGGACGCACAGTTCCCATCGAATTTGAACTGGAGATTGTTGGATGAGCAAGGGATTCACACACGAATCAACGTACAATGAAAGCAAGGAGTGGTACACGCCACGTGAGATTTTCCGGGCGTTAGGCTTGACCTTTGACCTCGACCCGTGCAGTCCGGGGCAGGATATAGTCCCCTGGATTCCGGCACAGATTCATTTAACAATCAAAGATGACGGCCTGACGCATAAGTGGTGGGGCAATGTCTTTATGAATCCGCCATACGGCTCGGATACCCCGGCATGGATGCGTCGCTTGGCAGCACACAGCCGTAGCGACGAAGGCGGCATAGCCTTAGTCTTTGCTCGACCGGATACAAAGTGGTTTCACGCCTACATTCCCAAAGCTGATGTGGTATGTTTTATCAAGGGCCGTGTTCATTTTGTTCCAGCAGATGAACCAGACAAAGTTACAGATAAAAAAACAGGACAAATTAGGGATGGAATACCCTATGCGAGTTTATATGCCGATGGCCAATACCAGCCTAAAGGTGGTTGTGGGGCAGCTTCGATGCTGGTGGCGTTTGGGGAGAAAAATGCGGAGGTATTATACAACAGCAACCTAGGTTTGGCCTTGCCTGTGAAGAAGGCTCTTTCAAACGTAAGGATAGGTCTATGACATACTTGAAAGTACCCAACTTAATCACAGTAGAAGTTGATTCAAGAGAGAGGTATCCAATAGATTTTCCTGCTGCGGTGCGAATTCCTAATCCTGAGAAGCCATACGAGAGGATACTGATTAAGGTGCAGACGCAGAAGGTGGCGTTGCCGTATGGAGATTACAGACTGAAGGAGTACCCAGACTGCTGTGTGATTGAGAGGAAGGCTGGGCAGAGGGAGTTATTCAAGAATATCTATGACCCGCAGGATGCTGTCAGGCAGGCCAAGAGCTTCAGGAAGCTGGCCTCGTGCGAGTTCCCGTATGTTCTGATTGAACTGACCCCCCAGGAGATACTCAGGGAGAACCCACACATACCTGACCCAGATGCTCTGATGCACAGGGTGAGTCTTGTGTTTGCCAGGTATGGATTTAACGTACTATGGATACCCTGGAGGTCCAGGAAGACTACCGGCAAAATGCAGCTTGGTTTGTTTCTGATACAACTTATGCTGGCATGTCGATTCAAGCAAAGCTTTGAGGCATTGCCGGATATACTTACAGGAGGATACTCAGATGCCGCTGCCCAAGAAACATAAGGGCGAGACCCTGAAGGAGTTTGTCGCCAGAGCTATGGGCAATTCTGTAATGAATAAAGAATTTCCAAAACAAGACCAGCGTTATGCGGTGGTAAGGTCTCTGGCTAAGAGGGTCGCTAAGAAAAAGAAGGGCTGAAAATTTTTCTTAAAAAATCGTTAAGAAAACGAACAAAAAAAATTTGGCGACGTAGTAATAAAGGTGGCGAAATTTTTTTCCTCCACCTATAACTAAGAGCCCCTGCAGGTGGGGGGTGGAGCTGGTTGACGGTTCTGCCCCCCTCCGTTTTATCTGGGGTAGGACTAACAGAATGGGAAGGCCAAGAAATGATAACTGAGACAAAAACAAAGGGCAAACCGGGGTTGGTGAGGGAGACGCTGCGGAGGCTGCACAGGCGACTGCTGTTACTTCCGACTGTCACAACCAAAGCTGTAATCAATGAGCGGGTCCGTGCGAAGATTGCTGCAGACATCTTGGTGATGATGAAAGAGTCGGGTACCCCGGCAGAGAATCTGGCTAAGGTACTGCATCTTACTAATGCCGAGATGAGAGAGTGGATTTGGTCCAGGGACTTGACTATCTCCGAGTTGGTGAATCTGTTATATCAAATGGACTCGGAGCCCTACTTTATCATTAGACCACATAAGACAAAGGAGACAAGCTGATGGACCCAGGTAGGTGGTTACTCCTGGTTTGGTTGTGTGGTATTATAGTTGCAACTCATTTCTTTCGTAAGAAGGAATAGAAATAGAAAGAGACAAGAATATGGGAACAACTAAAGAATGGTTGGATGAGAATCTAAAGGACTGGAAGAAGCCGGTGTCCACCAGCTCCATGACGGATGGGCTGGGATGTGCTCGCAAGTTTCTGTACCGGAGTAAGTGGAGATTAAAACCGCGGATTAGTCCCTTTACTCCTAATGCCAGTGTGGGGAAGTATCTGCACAGGCTGCAGGAGCTGGGGCCTGACGGGGTTGACACGCTGAGGGAGGAAGTCATCAAGACCCACGAGAAGCTGTTGAAGGAAATCAATCAGGGTGGGGACTTAACTGGAGAGTTGTCGGCGAAGGCCCATCAGATTGGGGAGACGCTTGACAAGGCTATAGCGATAGCTCGTATTTACTGGGAGGTGGTGAAACCGGCTGAGTACATAGAGATACTTGCAAGGGAGCAGACCGTGGAGAGTAAGGTGCTGACGGTCCGGGGGGAGCTTCCAGTACTGAACCGAATCGACAGGATTGATAGAGATTCACGGAATGGGTCTGTCTGGGTACGTGATACCAAGTGCACAGGACAGGGGTTTGATTCTGTACTAACCGGATATACTTGGTGTGTGCAGTGCCGGATGTATCGGGTAGCTACGAGGTCCTGGCTTACAATAAGCGGCAGGAGTGATAAGTTGGTTGGATTCATTCTGGATATGATTACTATCCCTGGGATTAAGTATTGTCCGACAACCAAGGATAAACCGGAGGATGGTGGATTCAACCATTATATTCAAAGAGTCAAGGAGTGGTACAAGGAGCATGAGGAAAAAGGCGAAGAGATGATGACATCTATGGCTATCCAGTACACCGAGCCTTTGTTTCATCCAGAATTTGTAAGTAAGCTTGACCTAATACACACGTTGTGGGCAATGGACCCTGACCCTGTACAATTTGAAAGAGACCAAACCAAGACACACTGCTTCGCGTACCGGAGAAAATGCCCGTACTTTGACCTCTGCAATTCAGATGTGTCGGCGTGGCCTTCAACTATTGAGCAGAGGTATGAGCTACGGCCTGGGACCAAGGAGGGAGACGTTATGGACAAAGAGGATGAAGTGGGGAGTGGAGGTGATGACTAATGAAAACAATAGTCACGTTGGCTATTATTGTAACACTATTGATGCTCTATTTCAAAAGGAGATAAACAATGTCTTTTAACCCTGCAGATTTATTTAAGTGGATTGAGGCCATCAAAGTCTTAATCGAATTGTTGAAGATACTGTTCCCCGGCGACCAAGAAACCCAGGCCAAGGTTGCTAAGATGGCATTGCTGGGCGGAACGGAGGCGTAGTCTGAAATGTTTAGGGCCATACACATCTCGGACCTGCACAACAAGAAAGAATGTGAGCCTAAGTTGGCATACATCAAGGACCACTTTCCCCGCCATCACATTATCGTGACGGGGGATATAACAGATGATGGTGAGCCTGGACAGTATTTGTGGGCTATGAGAGAGCTTGTCAAGAGGTTTCGTGACAAGCTCTTCATAGTTCCAGGCAATCACGATTATGCTGGACTTGGCAACCTGGACTCTAAAGACAAGATGGAGAGATTTGATGATTATTTTGGAACCAGATTCTCTCAAGTCGCTGGACCTTGGTGGAAAAGACACGACAATGTTCTGCTAATTGGACTGGACTCCAATCCACGGACGTGGCTGTGGCCGGGTGATTTTGCACGTGGGAAGATTGGCAAAGAACAACGCAAGAACCTGAAATTGTTGTTGGATGTTGCGAGTGCTGACCACATATTCATTTGCCTCCACCACCACTTGAAGGACCCCTCTGCGGTAGGGTGGTGGACAAAGCTGGTGCATAAGCTATCCAAGGAGTTGATGGAGCTTGAAGACTCGAAGAAGGTTTGTAGGTTACTCAGCACGTACAAACACATAACAGTATTACATGGCCATAGACACAGCCAGTACGAATACAGTGGTGAGTACGCTGTCAAGGTCTTTTGTGCTGGAGCATTGTTCAAGGAAGATAACGTCCTCAAGCTGGAGGTTGACAGAGGTGGGTCTGTAGAGTATAGTCTGGTGCCTGTAGTTAAGAAAGGATAGGAATAGGAATATGACCTGGATAATAACTATTTCGATGGGATGGGTGGTGACACTGGTTTTGCTGGGGGGTATTCTTGGTTATACCCTTGGTATTAACAGAAAGGAGCTAAGATAATTATGGTTATTACGGCGAAGAATGGGGCTAGTGGAAATGGGAGTATTGTGAATAAGGTGGTGGCGACAAGTCCGTCGGAGATACCGTTGCCTGAGAAGTATGTAAACCTAGGTCTGACAACGGGTTACAATCCTGTTGCTGCTGAGGACTTGAGGTTGTATGTTACGGGTTTGACCGGTGAAGGCAAGACGACCTTCTTGCGTAGCATACCAGATTCGTGGTGTCTTGATTTTGAGAACGCTGCTAATGCTGTACCTGGTGCAAGAGGTGCTTACTTTAATATCCACAGCATTGCACGGAAGCTGAAAAGGGATTCGTACTCGGTGTATAGGGATATCATCACCAACCTAATCGAGGATGGCAAGAATGGAAGATGCCCCTGCAAGCGAATTATCTTCGACACTCACGATGAGTGGGTTGGCTTTGAGGCCAGGGCATTAGCTACAGAGAAGATGGTAGAGCATATCGGGGAGTACGGCAGGGAAGGACACGGCTGGTCGCTGGTCCATGCCCGATGCCAGAAAGTTCTCGGCGACCTGGAGGGTGCTGGGTACACATGGGCTGTAGTCGGACACCTGACTTATGTGAATGAGACTGACCCCATCACCAAGTCTCAGGTGACTCGTATTAGGCCGCTGTTGGCCAAGGGCTCGGTAGGGCCGATAGTGCGGAAGGCCGAGCTTCACATCACTATCTATGCCAGCACTACAAATGAGAAAGTGGAACAAGAACACCAGGTTTCTGGGAAAGTTATTAAGAGCAAGATAGATAAGGAGGTAACCCGGTATCACATCTACACAAGGCCGACCGAGGCCAAGACTATGGAGGGGAAAAGACGGGGAGTACCAACACTACCGGCAAAGATTGAAGTGCCGCTGGTTGGTGGATGGGATGTGTTGAAGGCAGCGTATGAGAAGGCAGTACAAGAATCAAGAGGTATTGTCTAACTAACATTTCATTATTGTTTTTGTTACAAGGAGAACATACTATATGAACCCTGAAATCCAAAAGTCTCTGGAGGACCCAGAATTTAGTCGGATACTCCAGGAGAGTGAGTCCTTCTATGATGAAGCACAAAACTTCTTCCGGTGGTCTCCTCCTAATGGGCAGTACATTGTACTGGTAAGTGCCTTCTCCCACGGCACTACCGAGCTCAAGAAGCTCAAGAAGAAAAGCGTGTGGGCCAGAGTCGGCGGCACCATCCTGCACGGTGAGCTGGAAGGCAAGGAGTTTGAGTTAACCTATGCGTCGATTCAAAACTTCAATGGGCTCAAGACGCTGGCTTCGGTGCTGGCCGGTGAGCCTGTCGGCAAGTTGCCGGAGTGCCTGGATGTTATAGCTAACAGCGTCGGCAACGCCTGTCTGCGGGTGAATGTATCCAGAACCCCACGCAAAGAAGGTGGAGACCCCTTTGTGAACATCATGCCAACGGAGCGGCTGGAGATGTCTGAGGCCGCTACGGAGCAGACCGCTCCTGAAGTACCGAGCTAGTTGTAAACAGTAACCCAAACAGTCCCATTCTTGGCCGGGTGTTGCACAATGGTAACATTATGTGGCCTCAAACGAGTGCCCATAAGGTGGGAGTGCTTAGGTGACATAGGGGATGGAAATGTCACGCACCTTTTTGATTGGCCGGAAATTTTGAGGTTGTGGTCTGTACCAACTTTCTACAGGGTAAAACGATGTCAGTCAGACTGATAGAGCCAGAAGCTGCAAGATTCGATAATACAAGAATCTACATCCACAAGCGAAGCCGGAAAGAGGGCTCAGTAGTGGATGGCCGATTCGTGCGTATAGGCCGGATGTTCCAGCTCGGAGTACCGGACCTGCACAGGCGGCAGTTTATGGGTATCCACAAGTACATGTTCCTGACAGTGAGCTATCCTGACTATGTGAAAGACCTGGTTGGAATTGCTACTGATTTGCCATACATTCCGGGATATGGACCAGTAGTGTGGTGTGGGTCATTGGCCTGTTTCAACCACGAGAAGTCAATCCGATATTTCATTCAGCGGAATGTCTGGGAGTTTGTAGATGAGAAAGATTTTTCTGGTGTTATCTATACAAAAGGAGTAATTTCCATAGTTACTGGGGAGGGAGGTGGTCAGTATCATCTGCTGGGGCTTCCACTTCTGACCAGGGATTTCATCCGAGCAAAGTACAAAAAAGTAAGGCCCAAGAATGTAAGGAGAAAGTATGAGCATCCCTGATTCTCCTCTTAGGGCCATCGTGAACGAGTACCTAAGCAAACTGAAGTATGAGAACGACGACGAGATGGCTCCGAGGGTGTTCATAGCCACGATTACCGCTCTACTGTGCCCTATACTGGATGAGCCGGTTTGGATTTATATCATAGCCCCTGCAGGTAGTGGAAAAACCCTGACGGTGGAGACAGTGGCTGAGTGTGAGAAGTTCTGTCTCCTGCTCACTACGCCCACCGAGAACGCTTTTATGAGTGGCTTCGAGGATGACGACGGCACAGACCCTTCGTTGATTAAGATGCTCAATGGGAAGGTGCTTATCTGGAAGGACTTCACCGCCTTGATAAATGGCCCCCAGAAAATAGTCGCCAAGGTATATGGGGAGCTGAGAGATGCTTTCGACCAGCATTGCAGTAAGGCATCTGGGAAAAGTGGGCTGAAGAAGTATAGGTCAAGGTTTGGGATGATTGCTTGTGTGACCAACAAGATTGATGGTTACGCCGATGAACACCAGCAGCTTGGTGAGAGGTTCCTGAGCTTTCGGATGAACAGGATTCGGAGAAGTCATCATCAGCGTGTGCAGAACCTGGGCCCAATCGTGGAGTCTATGAAAAGCAAGAAGGTCTGGAAGTACCAACTGCAGAAGGTCGTTGAGGGGGAGCTTGAGAAGATAAACGACTACGCCAAGAAACTGACTGAGATTCCAGTGCTTCCTGCAGGGGCTCAGAGGAAAGTGGTCCTGATGGCGGATGTGCTGGCTCTGGCTCGGACAGTGCCGGACGACACGACGGCAGTGGATGCGGAGCTGGCTACCAGGCTGGTGCAACAGTTGCTGAACCTTGGATATGGGCACTGCATCGCGGACCAGCGGAAGACTTGGGATGATTCCGATACGGAGCTGGTGAAACGGGTATTTGTGGACAGTCTTAGTGCTGTGAGAGCCAGGCTATTGAGGTGGATGTTTAGACAGGGAAAGCACCTGCCTACTCAGACACTGGAGGCGATGGCAGGCGTATGTATGACGGGCAAACGTGAAATGTTTCGGATTGCTAACCAGTATGTGTATAGTGGAATTTTTCAGATTGAGAGCGTTCATCAATCTGAGGATAACTGGTACAGGCTGGCACCTGATATTTATAGTTCACTAAGTGAAATTGGAGTCTTCGACAAGTAAGGGAAATCCTATGACTATTGTAAGGTTCTCAGAATTTTTGAAAAACATCTTGCATCAAATAACCAATATTCTTGATATAAAATCGAGTGATTACAGTTATGATTCCGACAAGCTGTTCAACTTCAAGCTGGCCGGGCGAATTGACGGGATCACCCCCATAGAAGCGTTACGCGGGATGCAGCTAAAGCACAAAGCAAGTATCATCCAGGGGCTTGACGAATTGCAAGATGGGAATGTCCGCCCGTGGGCTTGGTTTTTGGAAAAATATATTGATAACATTAACTATCATATCCTTGCTTTGGCACTGATTAAGGAGATATATTTTGCAGACCAACAAGAAGTGTTCCACCTGCAAAAAGGAGAGACCCCTGGCAGAGTTTTACCCGGACAGAACGAGAAATAGTGTCTCCAGGCGGTGTAAACAATGTGAAAAATGTAGGGCACGTGGAAGAGACCGAAAGGAATACGCTAGAAGATACTATCAGGAACATGAGAAAATTATTTCCGCCCGCCAAAAGAAATATTTTAAGGTAAATAAGTCTAGAATACTAAGAGACGTATGGATTCGTGGTTTGAGAACTAAGTATGGGCTGTCTAAAGAGAGCTACCAGAATATGCTGGACTCCCAGGGGAGAGTTTGTGCTATTTGTGGGAAAAAAGACCGAAAGAGGAAACGTCTATGTGTGGACCACGACCACAAGACGGGTCGAATTAGGGGTCTGCTGTGTTCCATGTGTAACAGAATCCTGGGGATGGCAAATGATGATGCGAAATTTCTAAAAACTGCTACAGACTACCTAATTAAGGAGATTGACGATGACAACAGACAAAAAGAAACCCAATCTTAAATTCTACCTGGCCCATCCGTTTGAAACCAGACAAAAAACCAGGGTGTGGGAGGAGAAGGTGGAGCGGAAGTATGGAATTGAGTTGGTAAATCCCTTCTATGACCTGGACCGGGAAGATATTAACGCCATTGATTCCGGGTGTAAAGAGAAGTATGCGATGACGGACGTGGAGAAGGCGATATTGGTGAGGAGAGACCTGGAGGAGATTCGGAAGGCGGATGGGGTAGTGGCGGTGATTGACGGTTCAGTAAGTTATGGTACAATAATGGAGATTGTGTATGGTGGGATTGTATTTGGCAAGCCCGTGTTCATAATTTGTACCAACGGACACAGTCAGCATCCGTGGCTGCAGGTGCACGGGACAAAGGTGTTCGCGTCGTTCAAGGAATTTGAGAGAGCGTTGAAGGAATTCAAGCGTGTTGGATTGGCTAAGTAGATTATTCGACTGGCTGTTTCAGTTTGTGCCACAGTTTGTATTGCTGAGTCCACGGGAAGCGGCGGTGCGAATAACACATGTGCCATTTATACGCAGTTGGTACCGGGTGAAGAAGTTTGGGTGGTATATGTATTGGCCGCTTTTTCAGACGATGGCGGTGGTAGAAGTTAAGCAGCAGGTACTGCTGGTAGAGCTGGCGGCGGTCGTCCAGGGCAAGAGTACAGAATCCTCGTGGGCGGTAAGGTATTGGATTCTGAATCCATATAAGGCCAAGTATGAATGTGAGGATGCTGAAGAGATACTGGCCGCTCATTCTATGAAAGTAATTGGGGGACATATCATTGCAGGAGAGAATCCAGGACAATGGAACCTAAATGAGATGGCAAGCGAAATTAGGAATGAGGTAACTGGAATAGGGTTGTACATACAGCAGGTTATTCCCCTGCAGTTCGTGTATTCCAGAGTACTTAAACTGTTCATTGACAACATTGACAATAAAACAGGAAGGATAATATAAATGAAAGACGTAAACCTAATGCTGAAAACTGAGCTACTGGACAGACTGAACTTTAGATGTGTCCATAGACATAATGGGATGCCTGGTGGACACCCTGCCTGTTATGAGGAGGCTCGTGGAGTAGAAGAGCGAATTGGATTTCTGGACATAGAGAGTGGTGGTAGTCTTGATGCTGATTGGGGTCATGTCCTTTGCTATTGTCTCAAAGCTCTGGATGGTCCTATTATTGCCCGTAGCATCACGCCTGCTGAGGTTAGAGCCCCAATTATGAGGGGCGGCACTAAAGATAAACACCTTATAGAACAATTTTGTAAGGATGTATGGAATTTTGATATTTTGGTTGTGTACTATGGCCGGGATGCTGGAGGACGCTACCAGCGTCACGACATACCATTTCTCCGAACTCGTTGTGCGAAGTGGGGGGTAAAGGGGTTTCCAGAATGGAAGCAAATTAAGGTGATAGATCTCTACGATATTATCAGTGGGAAGTTCAAACTGTCAAAGAGGTCGATGCAAAACGCCTGCAGGTTATTTGGGATTAAATCCAAGGGACTGCCCTTCAATATGGAAGTGTGGCAGGATGCGTTGACGGGCCACCAAGCCGCTCTGGATTATATTCTCAAGCACTGTATTCAAGACATTCACTCAACTGAAGAACTTTATAAGGCTATAATCAAGTATAAAGGAAACAGAGGCAGGATATAGTGAGAGCCTTCTTCTTCTATATGATGATAGTTGGATATTGTGGGATAGCTGGCTATGACCTATGGCGTCATCAGTGGCGTCTGGGTATAGCCGGTATCCTACTGGCAATCGTACAGGTACTGATTTTCAAGTAGCCCCTGCAGATAGATTGGAGACAACCATGGGAAAGGGTAGCACCCCAAGGCCGAGACAGGTATCCAGGGAGGAACTGGACTTGCGATGGGAGTATATGGGGGGTAAGATGTCCAGGGAGAAGTTTGAGCAGAGGCTGGCGGAGATTAGAGAGAGGTTTTCACACACCAATCGCACTCAGTAAACATCGGCGGGGTTTCTGCAGGGGTTTCACATCCACGAGCGGTAATTCCTGATTTGGAAAATTTCTCCATAAATTCGACGGAAAATTCGACGGAAAATTCGACGGAAAATTCGACGGAAAATTTTCCGAACAAAACCCGGTGAAATTCGTAGAGAAAAACGTCGGCGAATTTTCGGTGTTTTTTCGGCGTTACTGAGTAATGATGGGTAAAAGGAGAATAATTATGTGTCTTTTTCTGAGTGTGGTAAGCAAGGGAGATGGTTGTCCAATCTACTTCGATGGTAAGAAGAGAAAGCTGATTGTGAGAGGTAAGCTTAGGGATTCTGCTGGTTTGAGTACTATTGATGATCCTGATAGCCACAGCCAGATATGTGCTTACTTCGGGCTCGACTGTGACAAAGTAAACAAGTATGAATTTCTCCCTCTGAATAAGCAGTTTATTACCGACCAGATAAATATAAGAGAGGGGCGGTGGGATGATAGTAGGGATGTTAGGCGGGCATTGATGGATTTAGATTGTCAGCCTCTCTGCCCTCCAGAGCTAACTCTACGGCCTATTCATAACCCCCTGAAGGACCCGCAGACTCAAATCACGCAAAAAGACAAGGATTTATTGCGGGTGTGGGACTCGGTGAGGAGCTCGGTGGGGAGCTCGGTGTGGGACTCGGTGGGGAACTCGGTGTGGGACTCGGTGGGGGACTCGGTGTACGGGTCGCACAACGCGCCGTGGCTGGCGTTCTACGACACGATGCGGCAGATCGGGTTGGTATCACAGACGGCCCCACTCGCAGGGCTGTGGGCGCTCGCGCGATCTGCCGGGTGGGTACTCCCGCACGCGGGGATCTGCTGGGTGAGCGAGCGTCACGACTGGCTGCGGTGGGACGCAGCGGGGCGCTTGCACTGCACAGACGGGCCTGCGGTTCACTATCCTGACGGGTGGGGCGTCCACCTCTGGCACGGAACTCGCGTCCCGGCGGCGTGGATCGAAGAGCGGGCCGCCTTGAGCGCCACGGTCGCGCTTACGTGGCCGCAGGTAGAGCAGCGGCGAGCGGCCTGTGAGATCCTCGGGTGGGAGGCGGTGCTGCGGGAGGTCCACGCCGTGACGGTGCAGGCCGATCCCGACCCGTCGATCGGCACGCTGTTGCGCGCTGATCTGCCGGATGCGCCGGGCTCACAGTTCCTTCGAGTGCGCTGCGCCACGGGCCGCGATTTCGTGCTGCCTGTGCCGGCCGACGTGCGGACGGCGCAGGAAGCGAACGGATGGACCTGGGGCCTCGGCCCCGATTACTCGCCTGCCGTTCAGGCGTAGAGGAGAGAGCATGGACATGATTCTCCAGTGGGATCCGACGACGGGGCCTGCGAGGCAGGGCGACTGCCTGCTGATCGCCGTGGAGAGCATCCCGGCCGAGGCCGTGGAGACGCCGGCCGAGGCCGGTCAGGTCATCCTCGCGCACTCTGAAACCGGCCACCACCACGCGATCGCGGAGCGGATCGGCGTCGTCGCCTACCGCTCGGGCGATCCGCTCGTCGGGTGGCTGCGGGTCGCCGGAGAGCCGGCGGATCTCGTCCACCACCGGGACCACGACCGCCACCAGACGGTGCAGATCCCGGCGGGGACGTACCGAGTCGTGCGCCAGCGGGAGCACACGCCCGAGGGATGGCAGCGGGTGGCGGACTGAGAGTGACCCACGCCGGCCCGCACGCGTGGGAGCCCGACGAGGCGCCGACGTACCGCTGTTGCCTGGAGGACCGGCACGGCGATCCGTGTCCCGCGATCGACTACCGGCGCCTGCGGTCGATCCGGGACGCCGCCATCATCGAGGCCGACCCCGAGGACGTCGCGTCGTGGGAGGCGCACCGGGAGCGGTATGCCGAAGACGCCCTCGCCCGAAGCGAGGGACGGACGTGGGCGGGGCGCGAACCCGACCGCACGCCCGCCGTGGACGAGTACCTGGCCGGAGCCCGAGAGGAGGACAAGGAGATGCCGACGCTCGACCTCTTCGCCCCGGCCGCCGCGCCAGAACCGCGCCCGCACCCGGCGGCGTGGTCGCTCCCGCTACTCGACGCCCTGCGAGAGATCGTGCCGCCTGGGCTCGTCGTGGCTATGCAGAGGACTTGCGGCGACGCGGCTCTATCTTCATGTGGCATGGCTGGCAATAGCCGATCAGGTTGCTCAAGACGTTGGCCTCGTCTGCGGACGCGAACTCTCGGAACGGCCGGATGTGGTGCACTGGGAGCCCGTTGCCAACGTGCGTTCCGCAACGAGCGCACGCACCGCCTTGGGCTTCGACGACAACGAGCCGGATCCGCTGCCATGCCTTCCCGCGACGTGCGGACTTTCCTTCAACCCAGAACGGCGACTCGCGGCCAACTTCTACACGATGCCGATAGTCGTTTCGACACGACTTCGAGCAGTAGAGCGGCGGAGATTGACGAGCCCGCCACGGCTTGCGCTCGAACGCAGCACCGCAGTTCTTGCACGCGAATCGAAGCGCCTCGACCCACTTCGGGTTTTTGGCGCCAGAGTAGTGCGGTGGCGGCTTGCGGGCGGCTTGACACGCCGCGCTCATGCCGTGCGTCATGCCGATCCATCGACTCTTGCACGTCTTCGAGCAGAACCGTTGCCGGTGGCGTTGTGAGGGCACAACACGAGGCAGCGGTCCGCCGCATTGTTCGCACGGCTTCATAATGGAACAGCTTACGCTATACGGGCCGCCTAGGCTAGAGCGACCTCACCCTGCAAAATGGTCGAAGCCGCTGCTCATAGCGCTGCAAAGCATTGTGCCGCCCGGGTTAGTCGTTGACCCTTTTGGCGGCGTAGGTTCCCTTGCCCTTCTGGGCCCGCGCTGGCGCGTGCTCTGCGGCGACCTCGAGCCCGAGTGGATCGGGCAGGCGTGGAAGTACGGAGCGACGGGCCTGCGGTGGGATGCGACCCGCCTGCCGCTCGCGTCGGGGAGCGTGCCGGCAGTAATTACTAGTCCCGCCTACGGGAACAGGCTCGCTGACGCCTACGAGTTCGACGGCAGCAAGGCCAGCGACAGCGTGCGCCGCTCGTACCGGGGGCACCTGCAGCGCG